AGTCTCTTCAATATGACATCATCCATGCTTAATTTCTGTTTGTTTGCATCTATTGTTCTTCGTTTTCACTTTCATCATGCTTGAACTTCTCATTGCTTCTACGATCATTGGTTCTACTGAAATTGCGCCAAATGTATTACAAATTGAGTATCTTACACCAAACAATTCAGTTGTAACTATTCTTGATAATGTTGAAATTAAAGGAGGACAAATAGACAATGATTGAAACTAAGTGCCAGTTGAAGAACTGTCACAATAAATGAGCACAGTGCTCAAAATGATGTATTCTTAAAGAGTCGAAAACAACTCAACCGACATGTTTGCTGTTCTTCCTACTTCTCTGCCACAAGATGATGCAGAATGGTACACTGATTTAGAACAAGCGTATGATGTTGCATTTGATTGGAGTGTTGAACTTTCTGGTGAACGTGTCAACATTTATGAAGTTCGTGGTATGAACTTTATCAAACTAACTGAGGTGTTTGCATGAACACTTATCGTATGCTGATTGAGTATTGGGTTCCTGATGAAGATGAGAATCTTTATGAGGAAAAGATCATTCAATCGCGTTCATCATGTGGTAAGATTGCTGATGATTATCTAGCATCAGATCGTACTAATCTCATTCGTTCTGTTGAAGTTTTTCCTGTTTGATTATGACTACCAAAACGCAACTTTTTGAGTTTCTGTATGAAACCTGCCAAAAGAATAATGGTGTCTTAGCAGATACTTTGCATAACTACATTGACTCCTTGGATGAGGTGGAACTTTGCGAACTTGAGGATTTTCTTGTCAACAACTTTGGAGATGATTGATGACTTACAAAGAACTTCTGCAACAGTTACAACAACTCAATGAAGATCAACTGAATGAAGATGTTTGTATCTACAACAGTTGGGAGGATCAATTTATTCAACTTAATGTAGATCTTACATTTTCAGATGAGGATTGCGACTTTCTTAATTTAGATCATCCTATCATTCGTTTTTGATCATGTACCGCACACTTTCACAACTTCGTGACAGCATCAACAACTTGATTGAAACACAAGGAGAAGATGCACCAGTTGCAGCATTTGTATTCACCAAGAATGATGTGATTTATTATGATAATGGTGAGGATGGATTTCCTGACCTAAATGTAGAGAAGTTCCTCAACGATGATGATACTGATGAGGTGTTGATTGAACTTGGTGGATGTGATTATATCTATGAACAGGTAAATGAAATTATTGATGATGAAGTTCGTAGGATTCGTAGTAAGCAATGAATAACTTTATCATTGGAATCATCACTGGTATTGTTCTTTCAACTGTAGGGTTCCAAGGTATTGCTAATCTAGGTAATCGTGCAGTCAATGGTATTGAATCCTTCGCAATCCAATCATCACAATGAATCAAACAAGTTTCTACAATAGTGAATACGATCAAGAAGATCTAGAGCATGATGATGTAATGGATGCAGAAGATTATGAACGTCGTGAATACTATCGTAATGGTTGGAATGAGTCAAGTTATGAAAGACAAAGGTTTTAATTCGTGAATAGAAACCTAATACACAGAGAGGAGTTATTTCCTCTCTTTTTTATTGTTTTTTGGTTAAAATAGTGTAAAAAAACGTTTTTTTATTAAATAAATGTTATTTTAAATGTATTTGTGTTGTTTAACTTATTCTCAATAAGTGTTATTTTATTGAGAATCAATAGTGTTTATTGTTGAGAATAAAGACCTTTTTATACCTTCTAAATGTCTCTGGGAGTCGTTATCTTAGCGTGCATTGTATCAGCACTTCGCAAAAATGTCAATGCCGCCGTTACAAAACCCACACAGATCCCGCAAAAAATCACACAGACCCGAATAAATATCCACCAGGACTTGACAAGTTCTCCCAAGCATCTTACAATACTCTCATAACACAAAGGAGCGTACTTATGTCAGTTGCGTATTCACAAGCACAGAAGGTTCGTTATAGGATTACTCTAGACATCTCCGCGTTTCCAGACTTCGACCCACACCAAATTGATTGGGAAAAGTTATTCAAATTGGAACCTGCAGAGAAGTGTGATGCTTACGTTGAGGACTTAAGTACACCCGACCGTTGGTAAGTTCGTCAGTTCGTTTATAAGAATTGTTTTTTCGTGAATGAAGTCCTGCAGGTATCAAAGCACCTGTGGGACTTTAATTTTGCATGAAAAAGTGAAAGTATAGTGAATTCGTTTTGAGTTGTTTATACTTTATTATTTCATTGCAGGGTAGGTACAAAGGTAGTCTATCAGATCTCAGAGCATCCGTCAAGGGTTTTTCGTGAATCGTTACATAAGGATTGCTGATCATAAAACCCTTGACACGGTGCTGGATCGGTGCAATACTTAAAGGGTCAAAGAGACAATCTCATGGACATTGTTACTCTCGCTCAAGAATCTTCACTCTCTGAGATTAAAGAATTGCTCAGTAATGTGAGTGCAATTAAAGAGTATTCTGTGTCTATTATGACTCTGGGAGGTATTCCTTCAGTGTTCGTAAATGTGTCGCTTGATGATAAAGAATCCTGGAGCAATGGAATCTATCAGAACTCTAGGTATTCTCAGTTTGCAATACATAATGATCTGAAACTTGATCAGATTTCTAAGCATTATCTGGTAGGAAAGCATCGTAAATGTAAGATTAAGTCTGCACAAGATGTTGTAGCAAAGATTCAAAAGTGGGCGGAGATGCAATAGTTTATACTTAAGGAGTTAGTATTACTAACTCTTTTTTTGTTGTTTATAGTATATTATTTCCGCGCAGGGTAAGTGTCTAGATTTGTGTCATTGCGTTCTCTACGCTTTGCAGATTGTGTATTAAACACTCATAGGTGTCTTCCCTTGAACTGATAGTATTGTAAGGCATCTGAGGGCATCTGGAGCGGTCTGGTGGACGGTTTGAGAAGTGGCACAAGGTGATGGTGTGGTGGTGGAATCTGCTGTAACTTAAGGGAGTCGTCAGGGATTCCTCCCATGCTGAAACTCTCCATCGGCAACGGTAAGATCGCTAAGGATACGCTGATCTTTAGTCTTCCTGCAGGTAAGACTTGCCCTGGTGCATTATACTGTAAGTCTTTTGCAGTTGTTGATGCAAACGGCAAGCGTACTATTAAAGACGGCGAGCATACAGAGTTTCGTTGTTTCGCAGCATCTTCCGAAGTGCAATACGATGCTGTATTCTACTCTCGCGCTCGTAATTTTCAGTTGGTCGTGAATGCAATGCGTGATGATTCTCTTGTGAATTTAATCAACGAAAGCATTCAATCACACCGTACTAAAAGAGTTTCTAAAGTGCGGATTCATGAGTCTGGTGATTTCTTTAATCACCACTATCTGGATGCTTGGTTAGAAGTAGCACGTCTGAATCCTGATCTTAAGTTCTACTGCTATTCGAAGAGTTTGGATCTCTTTATGGGTAAGATTCTGCCCAATAACTTCTACCTTACTGCATCTTATGGTGGTAAGTTTGACTACCTAATTGATGAGGGATTCTTTACTCGTTATGCTAAGGTCTTTATGACTGAGGATGATGCAAACCGTGCGGGTCTTGAAGTAGATCACGATGAGTCGCACTGTTTCATTAACAAACCGTTTGCGTTGTTAGTGCATGGAACTCAACCTAAGGGTAGTGCATGGGGTGCTGCAATCCGCCAGCGTCGTGCTAACAAACAGTTTAGCGGTTATTCTAAGAAAACTGTAGCAGCAGTTTGAGTTAATTAACAGTCCTGAGTATGACTCTAAACTGCTCAAACTGTTCTCTTTAATTCTTTTCAACATCATGCCTAACTTCACCAGTTCCGTTATCACCAAGATCAGCGACGTTGAGAATAATCAAGTGACAATCGAGTTCAATGGTAAACCCTACACCTACACGGTTTCTGATACTGATGCCTGGGAAAATGACCTCAACAATGTCATCGAAGAGGGTGAATCTGTGGGTAGTTTCGTGAATCAAGCACTCCGCGCTAATGTACTGCAACTTGCGTGAATGTAGATTCTGAGTGATACTGAGAGAGGGTAACTCCTCTCTCTTTTTTTATAGTTTTTGTTTTTTCGTGAATGGAATCGTGAATGAGTCCTAATACCTGCAGGAGAATAAAATTTCAACAAAAAGAGAAAGTATAAAGAACTCGTTTTTTTAGTTTGTTATACTGTTATTTCAGAGCAGGGTGGGTACAAGACAATTATAGCGGTTTTGAAGGGCAGTGGTTGATTCAGTGGACAGTTTGATTAGTGGCACAAGGTGGTTGACTGGCGCTGGAATCTGCTGTAACTTTAAGGAGTCGAAAGGGAATCAACCTAATGGCAACCCGAACTAAGACCACCAGCATTACATTCAACCAGAACGAATTGTATTGGTTGGATGAAGCATTGAGTGCATTGTTTCCCGAGAACTATACTGAAGAAGAATTTGCAGAATCTTCTAAAGTTCTCCATAAGATTCGCCGTGCTTATGAAAAAAGGTTCTGCGACTAAGTAACACAAACTCGTAAAAGGACTTCGTGATTATAAATCTCACGAAGTCCTTATTTAATTCTTTACATTTAACTAAGTATAAAGAATCAATTAGTGATTCTTGTTTAATTCTTTATAGTATTATTTCCGCGCAGGGTGCGCCTGTTGGTATTCTACAGCATCTCGCGACCCTGTAAAGGGATTGTTGCAAGACTTTACATAAGCATCTCTGATCAAAAAACCCTTGACAGGATCTGGGATCTGTGAGAATCTATAAGGGTCGAAAGGGATTCCACCCATGAACAACATCAACGACCTCTTCGATTCTATTAAACTTTCTGAGCAACTTGCTCTGGAACACTATAACAAACTGAACGACGTTGTTGATTATCGTCTTCCTGGAGTTTGTCATCATTATTTCGCAAAGTATGATCCTACTGGTGAACGTGATGGTGAAATTACGCTCACCTGTAAAGTCTCAAAAACTGTAAAAGGGCAGTTGCGTTATACTTTCCAGATCAACGGTAAGCGTATCGCAGAGAAGCAAATTACCGCTGAGTTTTTGAAACTTGGTGCCTTTCGCTAAGTAACACAAACTGTTGGGTCCTTAAGTAACACTTAGGGACCCTTTTTTCACCAGTTTGTTATACCAGTATTTCCGCGCAGGGTGTCCCTACGGGTATTCTACAGCATCCGGGTACCCGGTCAACCGGTTTTCGTGAAATGAAACATTTGCATCGCTTATCGGTCTCATAAAAGAAACTAATCAAAAAAGGGTTGACCTTTCCGCGATTCTGTGGGATTCTATAAAAGTCGAATTCAATCACACCAATGCGTAAGATCGAAGTTGCAATGAATGCTGCGATTCAAGGTGAGTATGATTGGAAGAAAGATAACACACAAGTTATCAACATTGAAGGCGTATCTTTCGTCTATTTGTATGATAATTTGATTGCAATGGTTGCTGATACGTGGTTGGAACTGTTCGATGCTGGGTATCAAACAAACACCACAAAAAGCAGACTGAATGCTATTCTTGAAAAGCATGGTAGAGGTAAAGATAAGGATGGCAAGTATGAAAGAATCTATCAGAAGAATCACCAGTGGTTTCTATCAACAACCGATGGCGATGTTAAGTTCACTGGTAGTGCCAAACTTGTCTGATATAGTATAAAGAACTGTAGGGTCCTTAAGTAACACTTAGGGACCCATCTTTTTGCCAATTCTTTATACCAGTATTTCCGCGCAGGGTGCCCTTGTGCGTATTCTACAGCATCCGGGTACCCGGTCAAGCGTTTGTCGCAAAACTTATGATCAGCATTCCTGATCAGTCGATCCCATAGATTCCGCTGATTCTGCTGTAGGATGGCGGAGCATCCGCCATCGGACTCATGCCTGCCACTGCTGACCGCACCGACGCCCTCCTCGCCCGCGTGCTGGGTGATCTCCACGCTGTGAACCCTGCCGCTGCTGCTGCGCTTGAGTATGATTTAGCGCAGGAAACTATCACCCAAACCTTTACTGTAACTGTAAAGGGCGAGGTTGTTACTTTTACCTCTACACTTTCTGATTCTCAAGTGTTGCAAACTCTGCGTGGGATGCGTTCTAGTTTCGCTCAAGATCTTGCTGCTAAGTTTAATCGTTTGAGTGAAAAGCAATACGCTTGGGCGCACAAGTTGGCAGTTGATAATACTCAACCGCAAAAGGTTGATAATACTCAACCCAGTCAATTTGAAGCGTTGTTTAATGCTTTCGAGGCAGCAAAGCGTAAGGGTGCAAAGCGTTTGACCCTGCGATTCGAGGGTGTTAATGTTAAACCAAACCGTGATCTTACCGCACTGTGGGTTACCTCTCAGACTGAAAAGGAGGAAGGTAACTATGGTTTGCAACCCAAATACCTGGGTAAAGTAACACGTTCTGCACTTGATTCGCGTCTCTCTGATGATGTTAAGGAGGTGATTCTGAGTGCCTCCAGTGATCCTCTCACCGCTGCAATCCGCTACGGTAAGGTATCTGGAGAGTGCTCATGTTGCGGTCGTGAACTAACCGATCCGCAGTCGATTGAGCGTGGCATTGGTCCTATCTGCGCTGATAAGTTTGGGTGGTGATGTAACTAACTGTGAGGGCACTGTTTAATTCTTTATACTGTGCCCTCTTTAATTCTTTATAGTGATAATCGTGATTTGTCAGTGTCGTGAATAGGCAGTTATTTTATGTTGTTTGTTATTGTTTATATTTTGCGTTGCCCGTTTATAAAAACCCAAACTACCCTAACCTACAGAGGTGACAAAACGCGAACGATATATCAATCTCATAAAAATTTTCCGGAGGTAAAAAGACAGTTCAAAAAGTGCCACACATAAATCATATAGATCCAAATAAGGACTTATAATAAACTCAGTTAAAACAAAGGAGAATTGGATGGGAGTCAAATGGATTCATAAAGGTGGACATTCTCACCCAGACAAAAGGACGGTGAAGAAAGGTGGTAAGAAGAAGTAGACCCTATTGGAATTTCTGGAAGGTTGTCTTTGCGGGATGGTTAATAAGATATCCACGACAATGCTTTACGATTTTCGGAGTTACTGTTGGATTTTTATTTGTTCTGATATATAATACGGTTACAAACTAAAAAGAACTGAAAAAATTCCGGAAAATATTTTTATGACTGAAAAGGTTTATCACATATATGCAAAGGATCGGTGCATTTATCACAGTTTATCAGAGGGTAAATTTTCTGAGACCTGGGAAATGATTCACCGAATGGTTGAACTTCTTGATTTAGATATTACAAGGGATGATTTAAGTTACGAAGAACTTTATGTGAGTAAGGAATTATTATTGAATTCTTCTCATTGACGCAAATTCATTAGCATTGACAAATGCTAAATAGGACGATAAAATTGATCTGAAGGTTACTTTCACTTTATGGCAAAAGGATTTACTGTAAAAGCTGCATCACCACAACCCAAAGAACCGGAGTGGGATTATGATGCTATTAAAGAACGCATGAAGGGCAAATCAATTGTCTTCTGTCTTCCCGGTAGAGGATGTTCGTTTATCTTTCTAAAAGCATTTGTACAACTTTGTTTTGATCTTGTACAAAACAATATGAGTATTCAGATTTCTCAAGATTACTCTTCAATGGTTAACTTTGCTCGTTGCAAAGTTCTTGGAGCAAATGTTCTCCGAGGTCCGAAGCAAATTCCTTGGGACGGAAAACTGCAATATGATTATCAGTTATGGATTGATAGCGATATTGTCTTTACTTCTGAAAAGTTCTGGCAACTCTGTGATGTTGCTTTCCCTGCAGAAGGAGATGAGCGTGAAATTGTCGCAGGTTGGTATGCTACTGAAGATGGACACACAACTTCTGTCGCACACTGGTTGGAAGAGGATGATTTCCGCAAGAACGGTGGTGTGATGAACCACGAAACCGTCGAATCCATCTCAAAGCGTCGTAAACCGTTCACTGTTGATTATACTGGATTTGGTTGGGTATTGATTAAGAAGGGAGTCTTTGAGAATCTCGAATACCCTTGGTTTGCTCCAAAGATGCAAGTCTTTGAATCTGGTGCAGTTCAAGATATGTGTGGAGAGGATGTATCATTCTGTCTTGATGCAATCGATCAGGGTTATAAAATCTGGTGCGATCCTCGTATTAGAGTGGGTCATGAAAAAACTCGCGTAATCTAATGGAAAAAACTTACAATCTTTTATATAAAGGTCGTAAAATTTATACAAATCTCAGTGCAGAAGATTGTGCTGAGATTTTAGAAGACTTCTCCCAACTTTTTTATTCGGGAGAAAACATAGATCCTAACGAAATTGAATTGGAGGAAATTTATGGCTAAAGGCGGATCAAGTAAAGTATTGTTTGAACCCGGAGCACCTAAGAAAACTCGCCAAGGGCGGTCTGCTCGAACTCTACTTTCAGCAACTTCTCGTAATGGACGTAAGAAAAAATATAGAGGTCAAGGAAAATAATATAGATAGAGCAGGGAGAAATCCCTGCTTTTTTATTATAAATTTATGGCATATCTAAATCATAATCTTCCAACAATTACTTGTTATATACGTAATGAATTTCTTTATAATCATAAAAAAGGTCATGGTGAGGTAACTTTATGCGATGTACACTCTGTGGCGTCCTTAGAGAAGCACGTACCGCTCTTTGAGGCGTTTTTAGAGAATGGTGTAAACTGGACACGTAGACCAATTCATGCATTTTGTTGGAAACCAGATGCGCCAGTTCCACAATTAGAAGAGTGTATGTGGTGGGATTGCTTTTCTCCTTACATTGATGTTCAAGTTCGGTCAAGACTTGCTAATTTACGTGCCGAATTAATCAATTATCGTGGAGAAAAGAACGAAGGAACTTACATGTTCACTCTTGATTGGTCATGGGAGTCAAAATCTACACTGAATACAAACTTTAGTGAAACTCCGGAGCATAAATGTGCCCATTTTTTCAAGATGGACAGTGGTAATTTCTATGCATACCCTAATAATAAGATATTATGGTATGATGATGCATGGACAAAGAACAGAATTACTAAAAATCCAGGATATGAGATTGATTTAACCGAATATTCAGTCGAAAATCGTCGTAAAATTGAGACATCTGACGATTTTATGTACGAAATTACAAAGATTCGGGATAGCAACCCCGTAAAAAGTTCTGATTTTAACGAATCAGGAGCGCAAAATGACCAAACAAGTCGATAAAGATGAAAATTTTATGAAATCTGAGTGGGGAACTCAATATTTGTCAAGTGAATATGGTTGGGAAACACAAATCCATAAGCAAAGAATGCTTCGTGAAATTGCGAATGATGACCAAACTCCAAAAAAACATGATTTTTATCATCAAAACGAAATTCATGAAAAAATAAGGAATGATGAAGACTATGATGACTGGGGATATGGTACTGAACCAATTTTTGAAGTCAAAAAACCATAATAAATAAGATAGATTTAATAATATTCATGCCTCTAGAGCGGGTAAGTAAAGAGTTTAAAGATCTTAGTATGTCTCTCCAGATTAACCCTCTGAGTTATGACATCATTGCTATCAAGAACGAGACTGCCATATCTCGTTCTGTTAGAAATTTGGTATCTACTTTCCCCGGAGAAAGATTTTTTAATCAAAATCTTGGATCTAGAATTTCTAGGATTTTGTTTGAAAATGTCGATGAAATTTCATCATCTGTTATAAGAGATGAAATTGAAGATGTAATTAATAACTATGAACCAAGAGTGAAATTGATTGATGTTAAAGTCTTTCCGAATTACGATAATAATGAATTTAATGTAACCATCAATTATTACATCGTTGGAATTGATGCACTACCTCAAGAATTATCATTCGCATTACAACCAACACGATAATGCCATTAGTTAACTTTACAAATCTAGATTTCGATCAAATAAAAACTTCGATCAAAGATTATCTTAGATCGAACTCAAATTTTACTGATTATGATTTTGAAGGATCTAATCTATCAGTATTAATAGATACTCTCGCATATAATACGTATATTTCCTCATATAATGCTAATATGATTAGCAATGAGGTATTCATTGATAGTGCGACGTTAAGAGAAAATGTAGTTTCTTTAGCAAGAAACATTGGATATGTTCCAAAGTCAAGAACTGCATCTCGTGCGAATATTTCTTTTTTCGTTGATACTACAGGTTTTCTTACAAATCCACTTACATTGACCCTCAAAAGAGGTATTGTTGCAACAACACAATCTTTTGCAGATCAAAGTTATACTTTTGCCATTCCAAGTGATATTACTGTTCCTGTTATTAATGGAGTCGCCTCTTTTGAAGACATACTAATTTATGAGGGAACATATTTGGTTGATAATTTTTCAGTAGAATCATTAAATTCTTCTCAGAAGTTTATTCTCAATAATCCACACATAGACACTTCTACCATTAAAGTTAGTGTAAGAGACACTCAGTCAAGTACAACTTCAAGAAAATTTGTTCTATCAGATAATTTATTTTCAATTACAAATAGGTCAAGAGTTTTCTTCATACAAGAAATAGAAGATCAAAGATATGAATTAATTTTTGGTGACGGAATATTTGGTGAAAAATTATCAAATTTAAATTATATTGAAGCATCATACATCACAACAAATGGAGAATCTGGAAACGGTCTGTCCTCATTTGTTTTTAGTGGTAGAATACTAGACAATAATGGTATTTCTGTTACATCAGGAATATCTTTAATAACAACAAATGTCGCGTCTAATGGCGGAAAAGAAATTGAATCTATCGATTCTATAAAGAAATATGCACCTAGATTATACTCTACCCAGAACAGAGCCGTTACTGCGGCAGATTATGAAGTGATTGTTCCTAGAATTTATCCTGAAGCACAATCAATCTCCGTATTTGGTGGCGAATCTCTAAATCCACCAGAATATGGAAAAGTCTTCATTAGTATAAAACCTGTCAACGGTAGATTTGTTCCGAAGACAATTAAAGATAATTTAAAAAGTAAGTTAAGAGACTATAGTGTTGCTGGTATAATAGTAGATTTTATTGATCTAAAGTATGTCTTTGTGGAGGTTGATATAACCGCATATTATAATTCAAATCTTGCACCAGATTCAGAATTTGTTAGATCTATTATTTTTAATAATCTTAATTCTTATGCAAATTCAGCAGAAGTGAATAAATTTGGCGCTAAATTTAAATATAGTAAGTTTCAAAAAGTAATTGATGATAGTCATGAGTCTGTTACTTCTAATATAACAACCGTTAGAATAAGAAGAGATTTAAATGCATTATTAAATCAAGTTGCAGAATATGAAATTTGTTATGGAAACAGTTTTCATGTGAAAAATAATACTGGATATAATATAAAGTCTTCTGGTTTTGTTGTTGATGGTATTAATGAAACAGTATACTTAGGAGATTTGCCAAATACAGATAGAAGAACGGGATCACTCTTCTTGTTTACTACACAAAATACGACAGAACCTCAGGTAAGAAGAAAATCTGTAGGAACTATAGATTATATAAAAGGCGAAATACTTTTAAATCCAATTAACATAAAATCGACATCCAAAAAAATAAACAATAGTCCTATAATAGAAATTTCCGCTATACCATTATCAAATGATGTAATTGGAAAACAGGATCTTTATTTGCAACTAGATATTACTAAGAGTATATTAAATATGAAGGTGGATGAAATTTCTACTGGATCAGATATTTCTGGTTCACTATATGAACCAACAACAAGTTACACAAATGGAAGTCTAATAAGAAAATAAAAAAATGGTAAACGCAAGAATCAAAATTAGTTCAATTGTAGAAAATCAACTTCCAACTTTTGTAAAGGAAGATTTTCCTTTAGTTGCAAAATTTTTGTCCCAATATTACGAATCTTTAGAGCATAAAGGTGCAACATTAGATATTCTCCAAAATATCGATAAGTATGTTAAATTGGATGAAGTTACAAATTTAATAGATTCTACAACAACAACTTCCTTTGTTGGATTTTCGGATGATACTATATTTGTAACATCAACAGAGGGATTTTCAGATTCTTACGGTTTACTAAAAATTAATTCAGAAATAATAACATATACATCAAAAACAAATAATTCTTTTTTAGGGTGTGTAAGAGGATTTAGTGGAGTTACTTCATATCAAGATCCAAGTAAAGTAGATCATTTAGTATTTTCTTCTAGTGAGATAGATGAACATCAATCTGGATCTACAGTATCGAATTTAAGTATTCTTTTTCTAAAAGAATTTTTCAAAAAAATTAAAAAGCAGTTTGTACCTGGATTTGAAAATAGAGAACTTTATTCAGAATTAAATGAAAATTTATTCATAAAGCAATCTAAAGATTTTTATTCATCTAAAGGTACAGATCAATCTTTTGAAATTCTTTTCAGAGCTTTATATGGAGAAGATGTTCAAGTTATTAAACCAAGGGATTATCTTTTTATTCCATCAGATGCTCAATATAGATTAACAAGAGATTTAGTAGTTGAAGTTATTGAAGGAAATCCTAACGATATTGTAAACAGAACATTATATCAAGATAATTATGGTACTATACCAAAGTCCTCTGGTGCAATAAACAACGTCGAGAAAATTTTTAGAGGAGAAAAAGAATATTATGTCATTAGTTTGGACTATAATTCAAACGCACCAGAATCTGATTTAGATGAATTTTCTGTACATCCACAGACCACAGTTATTACAGATGCTAAAATAAGTTCAACCGTTTTAGATGTAGATTCCACGGTAGGATTTCCCAACTCCGGAGAAATTATTGCTGACCTAGAAAATGGAAGTTCTGTGGTAATTTCGTATAAGTCTAAATCTTATACCCAATTTTATGAGTGTTCTGGAATAACTCAAGATATAAATTCCGGTCAAAATATCAGAATCAATACATATGCATATTCGTATTCTGGTCTAGGAACAAGTAATGTAGTAAAACTTAGAATTACTGGAGTTTTATCAGATCTTGAAGTTGGTCAAAATACAAGATATTACAGTACAGGAAATAAAATACAAATAGAATCTTTAGGCAAAAATGACGAAAGTATTGAAGGTAATACTTGGATTTTTAACCTAGCAACATCCTATGATGTTGAAACAGTAAATTTAATTGATAATATAAATTTTTCTTACCAAATAAAAACATATGATGATACTGAGTTATATGTAGGAGACACTATAGTATTATTTTTTAGTGATGGTACAAAAGTAAATTCTAATGTTACTTCAGTTTCTAACAAAAAAACTTTTAGTATAAGTGGACAGGGACAGATTGATAGATCTAAAAAAATAAAAATACAAAAACAATTATCAAAAGCTAAATTTTCTAATTTCCCAAAAGCAAGTATTTACTCAACAAATGTTCAAAATACTTATTATGACAAAGAGGGATCATATTATGTCACTTCTTCTTCTTTGCCTTCATATTTTAATGAAGAATTAAGCACTAAGGATAGATCTTTAACTTTTTCTGGGACTTTTGAAGGTGAAGATTTAAATATAGGTAAACATGGATTTTATACAGGAGATTCTGTAGTTTACGAACCAGTCTCTTCTACAAATTCTTTAGGAATAACGCAAGGGACATATTTTGTAAGAAAAGTTGATGCAAACACAATAAAGTTGGCAAGGAGTAGAGAAAATTTATACAAGAATATCTACATTACATTTTCCGCTACGGTAATTGACAATAAAATATCATTTGTTGGTCTTTCAAATAAAACTTTATCTTCTCAAAAATTAGTTAGATCTATTCAAACTCCTCAAAATGTAACAGATAATTATGAGACGAAATTTGGAACAATTGGAATACTTGCAAATGGTGTTGAAATATTAAATTATAAATCCAGAGATAAGATTTTTTATGGTCCTTTAGAAAAAATAAATATTCTTTCTCCTGGAGCAGATTATGATGTAATTAATCCACCAATTCTTTCAATTAACGATACTGTAGGAACTGGCGCGACAGGTTATTGCGAAGTTCATGGAAAATTAGAGGATATAGAAGTTATTGATGGTGGATTTGATTATATTGGTCAACCAACTATAACAATAACAGGAGGTTCTGGATCTGGAGCAAGAGCAATTCCTGAGTTATTTTCATTCGAGCACTCAGTTACATTTAATTCTTCTGATGGAGCAGGTTTAGTAAATTTAACCAACAATACTATAAGTTTTTCTACCCAACATAAATTTAGAGACGCTGAAAAAATAATTTATAAAACTGAGAAACAGACTGCAATTGGAGGAATAACTACAGATGCTGTTTATCATGTGTCTGTTCAAGATTCTTTTACTGTTAAAGTTCATAATACTTATCAAGATGCTTTGGTTGGTATTAATACGATAGACTTGACATCTTTTGGAAATGGAATTCAAAGATTTGTATCGACAGATGTTAAGAAAAAAATTACTTCAATTAAAGTTGTTGATCCTGGGTCAGGATATAAAAATAGAAAAATTTCAGTATCTCCGACTGGTATTAATACAAATACGAATACTATTTTTGCGCAAGAACATAATTATAAAACCGGAGAAATAATTGTTTACACTGCGACTGGAAATGAAATTGGTGGATTAGTATCTGGAAATTCTTATTATGTAACTGCGGTTGATAATAATTCTTTTAAATTATCTGTTGTTGGATCTGCTTCAACGATAGGTATTGGTTCTGCTATTGTTGGAATTTCTACAAACAAAGATTTTTATTTTTCTACAAAACAATTTGTAGGATTTAATTCTACTGGATCTGGTATTCACTACTTTAATTACGAACCAATATCAGTAAAAGTGTCTGGTGTAATTGGAGTATCTACTCGCACAAACCAAAATTTTGATGCGGTATTAGATCCAATATTTCGTGGAGAAATTAAATCAGTTTTCTTAGAATCTGGTGGTTCTAATTATGGTACAGATGATATAATAAATTTTAATAGACAACCATCATTTACACTGAATTCTGGCAGTGGTGCTGAACTATCTCCGATTGTTTCTGCAGGAAAAATAACTGAAATTTTGGTAATTAATCCAGGTTCTGGGTATAATTCAACTCCTTCACTGCAAATAGTTGGAACTGGAGTTGGTGCAAAATTATCACCAGTCGTAAAGAATGGATCTATTTCAGAAGTCAAAGTTCTTTATAATGGTCGAGGATTTACAACTTCAACAACAACTCTTAATGTAATTCCTTCTGGATCTGGTGCAAAATTTGAAGCAGTACCTAAAGTATGGACAGTTAATTTAGTAGAAAGATCTATCATAAGTGAAGAAATTTATAATGATGATGGATCGATTGTTGCCGGATTAGATTCTGATTATGGTCTTCAATATACTCATTCATATCCACCAAGATATTTACGTAGAACAGTATCTTCGAAATCTCTCATTGGAGGAAATTTAACATTTTCTCCAGATCTTCAACTTGAAAATGGAAAAGAAGTTTTATCAAAGTTACATTCTCCAATAATAGGATGGGCATATGATGGAAACCCGATTTATGGACCATATGGGTATTCGAATTTAGATGGAGGTTCAATAAAACTTTTAGAATCTGGTTACAAAATTTCTTTAGTTCCAGGAAGACCATCAACTACGTTATATCCTGAAGGATTTTTTGTAGAAGATTACAAGTATAATCAATCAGGTGACTTGGATAAGTTTAACGGAAGATTTTGCGTAACTCCAGAGTATCCAAATGGAACATATGCATATTTTTCTACTATCAATACAATTGATGTAGAAACTTCTGGACCATTTAGAAATTATAGAAGACCCGTCTTTCCATATTTTATTGGAAATGAATATAAATCAAAACCAATAGATTATAATTTTAGTCTTTTATCCAATCAAGACAATATTGATTTAAATAAAACAAAGTTTTTAAGAAATACAAAACCTTACAATTTAAATAATGAATTTAGTAAATATGATTTTATTATTAACCCAAATAAAATAAAAAAACAAACTTCAGTAGTTACTAAAGTCAATAAAGGATCTGTCGATTTTATTGGAATAAACTCTGCAGGATCAAATTATAAAGTAACTAATAGACTTGTTTTCAATAACACAGATACTGAGGGACAAGGTGCATCATTTGAAGTTTCTAGTGTTAAAGGGAAACCAATTGGACAAATATCAGTTAGCACCACATCAATAACTAACGTAGAATTTGTACCTTTAATCAATGCGGACCCTGGAGTTTTTGTTGGATTTTCCACAAGTCCACACACACTTTCTAATTTTGATTTCGCAAATATATCAGGAATATCCACTTTTGGAACATTATTAGAAGGATCTCGTGCAATTGGAGTTAGATCTGAAGTTTTTGTATTAGGTTCAGATGTATTGCCTGCATCATCTACAGGTATTGTTACTTACTTTAATGTATACGGTACATTATATTATCCAAATATAAGAGAAAATGATATTCTTGGTATAGGAACAGAAAAAATAAAAGTTTTAAATATAGATCCAAAATTAAGTAGAATAAGAGTATACAGAGAATATGACGGCACTGTTGGAACATCTCATACATTATCAACCTCTTTGTATGAAAGATCAAGAAAATTTGCATTTAAGGCAGGAATATCTACAGTATTATATCAATACAAATACAATAAAGAAATTTATTTTGATCCAAAAGAATCCATTGGATTAGGTACAGTATCTGGTGTAGGTATTGGGTACACTCTAACATTTTCAAATCCTGGAATAGGAATAAGTTCTTTGTTTATTCCAACCAAATCAATATATTTACCAAATCATAATTTAAATACTGGAGATAGTTTAATCTATTCAAGTAATGGTGGATCTCCAATATCAATATCTACAAATGGAACATATTCATATCAATTATCAGATAATCAAACATTGTTTGTTGCTAGAATTACTGATAATTTAATAGGTATTGCGACAAATAGAGTTGGAGTAGGATCTACTGGGAATTTTGTAGGCATTAATAGCAGTATTTTCACGGATACGTTATATTTTACTGATTTTGGTAATGGTGTAATTCATAGTTTTAAAACAAACTATGAAAATGTTATTAGTGGTAAAGCTACCAAAAATCTTGTAACAGTATCTACAGCATCTTCCCATGGACTACAAGTTTTTGATGAAATTAATGTAACTTGTAATCCTGGATTATCGACGACATACATCGTAAAGTATAATAATCCAAATAAGAGATTAGTAATAAATCCAAAAGATTTTTCTTCATCGGATGTTGATTTACTAAATGATACAATTACAATTTTATCTCATGGTTATAGAAACGCACAAAAAATTATTCATACTTCAACATCACCTTGTGATGGATTAAAAAATCAAAAAATATATTATATTGTCGTTGTTGATGAAAATAAATTTAAACTTTCGGAAACTTTTTATAATGCAAGTATAAAGAGACCTGTGGTTGTTAACATAACATCTTCTAGTTTTGGTACAATTTCGCCAATTAATCCACACATTATTGCATTAAGAAATCAACCTATTATATTTGATCTGACTGACCAATCTTTATCTTATGTAAAAAATTCCCAAAGATATCCCGCATTTAAATTTAATTTATATACTGATGAAAATTTTAAAAATATTTTTGAAACTTCCACTAGAAATAAAGCGTTTGAAATTTCTAGAGAGGGGATAGTTGGAGTTACTACAAATGCAAAAATTACTATAGATATAACCGATAATTTACCTAAAGTATTATACTATAGTTTAACTCCAATAAATTTGGATGAGAATGATCAAAATAAATTATCAATAATAAAAGATACTGAAAATATTGTTAATAATAATGCGATTATTATTTCCAACAGTGCATATTCTGGTAATCACAAAATTTCCAAAGTAACTGAAAATAGTTTTTCTTACAATATTAGAACAATTCCAGAAAAATCATCATATTTACCTTCAGAAAGTAAATTAGAGTATACTACAACTTCTAGATTTGCTTCTGGTGAAATTGATAAATTTAAAACAGTCTCTCCTGGAAGTTTTTACAAACGTATTCCAACTGTAGTTTCTATAGCTACATCTACAGGAGATTATGCTGCTCTAACTCCATCATCAAAAAGTATTGGAAATGTTCTTTCCACAGAAATAGAAGATATTGGATTTGAGTATTCTGCAGACAAAACATTAAGACCAACAGCAAAACTTGCGCAAATAATTAAAGTAAATAATCTGTTAACTTTTGATAGAATTGGGATAACATCAATTGGTAAGAATTATACTACACCACCCGACTTAGTTGTTTTAGACTTTTTAACTAATACAATAATAGATGATGTAAATCTTAGTTTTAAATTAACAGACAAAGAAGTAAAGATATTAAAAAATACAAAATCAATTGATGATCGTGTACCAAGGATTGTTCCAGTTAACAATTCGAATGGTATTAGTATTAATTCAATATCGTTCAACAAAGAAACTAAGAATGTTGTGGTTTCTTTAGCAACTACTTATAGTGATGCGTCAGATTATCCTTTCCAAGTAGGAGATAAAGTTTTTATTGAAGGTACTAGTGTTGGTATAGGAACCACTTTGAGAGGATACAACTCATCATCATATAACTATGAATATTTTACTTTAACTTCAATAGATCCAAATATTGGAGGATCTGGTGGAACTATAACATATAATTTAACAAATTACCTTCGTTCAAATGAAGATCCTGGAATTTTTAATCAAACTTATTCTTCTGGAAAAGTAGTACTAGAAAAGTATACTCCAATTTTTAATGTAACTTTGAAAAAAAATAAATTTTTCAAAAATGAAACTCTTTTAAGTAAGAGTGCAAATGGAATTGTTGATGGGTGGGATGATTTAAATCAAATTTTAAAAGTTTTTAGTGATAGACCATTTAAACAAGGAGAGAGAGTAATTGGTTCTTCTTCAGGTTCTCAGGCAATTATTTCTTTTGTAGAAGAAAATAATGCAACGTATGATACTGGAGCAAATTCAATCGTTAAAAAAGGTTGGAAGCGAGAAACTGGATTCTTTAACAATAGTAATCAAAGAATACATGATAGTGATTACTATCAATATTTTTCATACTCAATAAAATCTAAAGTTCAATACGATAAGTGGAATGATGTAGTCAGTAATCAAAATCATACTATAGGATTTAAAAAGTTTGCAGATTTACTAGTAGAGTCTGTAGACGAAACTTCATCAGGAATTTCCACAGATCAAAATCTGGGAGATTTTATCGGAATAACTGATCTCATTAGCGTTAATGGACTTAATTGCGTATCAGATTTTGATCTTGCATCAGAAAAAACATTAAATATAGACTCTAATACTATCTCGAAAGAAATTGTACTTAATTCTGCAATTGTTCAAGATTACTTAGAATCTGTTGGGAATAGAGTATTAGTAATTGATGATATTAGTCCACAATTTAACAGCAATCCAAGATCATCAAACTATGGAACAATTGATACATTTAGACTATCTCCAAATAAGGTTAAAAAATATATAATTTATATTAGAGACATGAGGTACACTGCCGAAAGGCAATCTTCTATTGTAAGTATTTTAAATTCTCCAGATTATTCCTTTATTTCACAGTATGCATCTCTAGAAACGGTTCAAAACTTAGGAACCTTTGATGTATCTTACTTTGGAGATGAAGGTAATTTGTTGTTCTATCCTATAAATTATCAAATAAATGATTATGATATAAGTTATATCTCATATGATTTAGAAGATTCTATTGCCGGAGTTAGCACTTTTACACTAGGAAATGTTGTAGATATTAAGTCATCTAGTGTCATAATTCCTTCAGGAACAAGTGGAGAAACTACAATTGTTGGAATATCTTCAAACTATACCTCCTCCAAAATTTTAGTTACAATATCTGCTTTAGACGAAAGCTACTGCGAGTTCGATGAAGTATCAATTGTACATGATGGAACTAATGTTTCTATTTTAGAATATGGTCAATTGACAAATGGAAATTTAGATTCTACGTCAACACAAGGATTAGGTAACTACGAAACTAGTTTTTCTGGTTCTAATTTAAATCTAAACTTCACTCCACATGTTGGTGTAGGTGTTTCTTATGTCATTAATACATTAAGTATTTCTATTGGAAATACTTCAACAACAACCACAGGAATAAGTAGCATATCAACAAATAGATTAAAGTCTTCATATACTTCTATTGCATCAACTTCATCACCATCTCAAAATGTGATATGTGAATATGAAAAGTTTATCTTTAATTCTGCATATTATATTGTTTCTGTAAATGATACTACAAACAATAGATCACAACTTTCTGAAGTGATTGTTATTAATGACTCCGGTAATGTTTACATCACAGAATTTGGTAAGATTTCTACTGGAGATGATTTAGGAAGCATAAGTGCCAATATTTCTGGTAATAATGTTCAACTTTACTTTACTCCAATTGAAAATACCAACATTGAAGTTAGAGTATTTGAGAACATACTTGGTTTGACTGATGTTTATCCAACAAATCCCGTTGATTTGAATAGTTCATCAATAAGTTCAAAATTATCAAGTTATTATTCAGCTTTCTCTGAAATTAAGAGAACATTTGATTTAAAAAATAAAAAATTACCAATTTTTGAAAGAAATTTTGAAGGAAATAATCCAAATATCGTAGATATTAACAAAAATACTATCAGAATTCCAAATCACTTTTTTGTGACAGGAGAAGAACTTTCTTATAGTTATAGTTTAACTTCTGGACCCATTGGAATAGCATCAACTTCTTTCTCGGGTATTGGAGTAACTAATAAACTTCCATCTTCAGTATATGCTATTAAAGTTAACGAACTTGAATTAAAATTAGCATCAAGTGCAGAGAACGCACTAAAAACTTTCCCAATAGAATTAGACATTACTTCAGTTGGAATAGGATCTATACACAAATTTACTTCAAAAAATCAAAATTCAAGAGTTCTTATTTCTATTGATAATGTAATTCAATCTCCAATAGTCTCCACTGCTATCACATCAAGTTCTAATAGTGAGGTCTTAATTACCCAAGATACTATTAATCTATCAGGAATTACCTCTATTTTTGGCGGAGATCTTTTAAAGATTGACAATGAAATTGTCCGAGTTAAAACTGTTGGTTTTGGAAGCACTAGCGTTCTTCTAGTTGATAGAGGTTGGATGGGTACAGGAATTGCTTCTCATGCCCAACACTCAGTAATAACTAAAGTTTTTGGTGATTACAATATAGTAAATAATAGTATTAATTTTGTATCTCCACCATACGGACCTGTTCCAATAGGAACTACTTCAAGTAGGCCCGATGAAAAAGATTGGATAGGAATTACGACAAATTCTTCTTTTAGTGGAAGAGTTTTTGTGAGATCTGGTGTAAAAAACAGTTCATCAGAACCTTATTCAAAAAATTATATTTTTGATGATATTTCCGAATCTTTCTCTGGAATAAAAACGGAATTTAGATTAAAATCAAATAAAAATGATGTATTTGGTTTTTCTGAAGGTAATTCTATTGTATTGATAAACCAAGTTTTACAAGGACCACGTAGAAATACTTTCCCAGTATCAGTTACTGGAAATTATCTTCTAAAAGAAAATGTAGGTATAACCACTATACAATTTATCGGAAACTCAATAACCACTCCAAATGATCACAATACTTCAAATGTTCCTGTTGGTGGATCAATAGTATCTGTAGCATCTTCTAAAGGGTTTGGATATCAACCTCTCGTTTCTGCCGCAGGGACTGCTATAGTATCAATATCCGGTACAATACAGTCAATTAGTATTGGAAATAGTGGATCTGGATATAGATCAGGAATTCAAAAAATTGTCAACGTTGGAATTTTAACATCCAATAATAATATTTCAAATATAGAATTTATCGGAATTGCATCTGTAAGTGGTGGCAATGTTGTAAGCGTAGCTATTACAAATCCAGGAACTGGTTATACTTTTACAAATCCACCTCTTGTATTTTTTGATGCACCACTTTCTTATTCAAATATACCTTTAGTTTATAGTAATTCTTCTCCTTTAGGTGTAGGTGTTGGAACACAAGCAACAATTGATATTGTTGTTGGTCAAGGTTCTAGTGTAATTGATTTTGAAATAAAAAATATTGGTTATGGTTATGGTCAAGGAGAAATATTAACAGTCAGTATCGGCGGAACAGTAGGAATTCCAACAAATTCATCTTTACAATTTGAAGAATTTAAAATAATAATAGAAAAAACACAGTCTGACAGATTTTCTAGTTGGGTTATTGGTGATTTACAAGTTTTAGATGAAATTCAAAGTTTATTCGATGGAAATAGAGTTTCTTTCCCAATCACTGCAAATGGACAACAAAAATCCATAAAAGCAAGAGCGGGTTCTTTAATTGATGTGGAAGCTACTTTATTAGTTTTCTTAAATGACATATTACAGGTTCCTGGACAAGGTTACGTATTTAAAGGAGGTAGTAACTTAACCTTTACGGAAGCACCAAAAGAGGGAGACACTTGTAAAATTTTATTCTATAAAGGAACAGGTGATGTTGATGTATTGGATGTTGATATTCTAGAATCTGTAAAAATCGGTGATTATTTTGACCTTCATGATGACAAAATTGAACTGAGAGAGGATGAAAGAATAATAACAAACATATTATCAACTGATACTCTCAATACTAACAATTACTCTGGTCCAGGAATAACTCTAAATGAAAATCTAAAGAGACCTATAAACTGGTGTAAACAGACTGAAGACGTAATTATTGATGGAAAATCAGTAACTAAAGATAGAACAATAAATGAACCTCTCATTTATCCATCATCAAATATAATCAAAAGTGTTGGTGTTGGATCAACTGTCATATATGTAGAAAGTGTAAAAACTTTCTTTGACAATCAAACAGAAAATACTTCAAATTTATATGTATCCAATATTGAAATTTTATCACAAGATTCGGTCGTATCTGCATCAGCAACTGCAATTCTTGCTCCTAGTGGTGGAATAGCATCAATCTTAGTTACTGATGGTGGTGTTGGGTACACAACTTCTCCAACTGTTTCTATTTCAAATCCAGTTGGGTTTGGTACTGCAACAGTTGTTACTGCAAGTGCTACAGTATCTGCGGGAGGTACTATTTCTTCAATTGCAGTCATTTCTTCTGGAATAGGATATAGTGTTTCTCCTAGTGTTTTAATAGAACCACCAACATTTAAAAAAGAACCATTTGTTAATGCAACTTACACTGGAGATTTTGGTTATATTGTTGGTTCAGGTAAAACAAATGTTGGAGTTGGATCTACGGGAATTACTCTAGATCTCTTTATCCCAGCAGATTCATATTTAAGACAACCATCTATTGTGGGATCTGCAATCACTGTCCCAAGTATCCAAATTGGCGATTATTTTGTTGTTAAGAATTCAAACATTGGTTTTGGGATAACTACACTATATTCTGATAATAGTATCATTGGAGTGGGAACAGAATGTATTGATAACATTTTTGAAGTTTCATCTTCAAGTGTGATACGAAGAATTATAACTGGCATAGGTCTCACCTATGTAACTAGAATTACAACAAACGTATCTAATTTAAATGGTTATGATTATAATCAGCACTTCATGGATGAAAATATAACAGGTACTTTTGATTCTGAAGCAACCACATTTGATACCACAGATTTTACTTTTGATAGTGTAACTACATTTTCTCCAGTATCAACTCCAATTAATTATGGAACATATAGTTGGGGCAAAATTATTGGTAGTAGAATACAAAATTCAACTTCATTTAATTCATATACTTTAGGTGGAGTAAGTGGGTTATCAACATCAGCAATAGTGATTAGAAAAAATCCACTCAGATATAAAAATTATGCCTCATAAATACTCATTGTAAATGAATACTTAGCAGAAAATGTCTAAATTGGGTATTAATACAGGGTCTGTTGCTAATGATGGCACTGGCGATACTTTAAGAGTTGGTGCCATCAAAATTAATTCCAATTTTGATGAAATTTACAATTCTTTAGGAGATGGTTCTAATATATTAGTAGGTTTTGGAAAGACAGTAATTTCCATCGATTCCAGTTCATATAAAGTTGGTATTGGGTCTACAATTCCTAGAGAAAGATTAGATATTGATGGAAATGTTTATGTTAGTGGTATAATAACCGCATTCAAACTATTATCAAATCTTGAAGGTAATGTTTATTCTGCAGGAATTGTTACTTCATCTGCGTATTACATCGGAACTGACCAGGTAATCAGTTCTGGAAGAGAACTTAAAAATATTTTATCGTTAGATAATATTACATTATCTACAATTGAAAATGCAATAAAATCAGATCCTAACGATTTTGATACATTAAATGTTTCTGGAATAACGTCTTTAGGATTTTCCGCTCCAACAGGTGGAGTTATTGTAGGAAAAGGTTCGACTTCTTTGATTGTAAATGGATCGTTATTAGTAGAAAATATTTCAAGATTTTTAAATAATGTAACTTTAACAGAAAATTTAGAAATCCAAAAGAATTTAAATATTCTTGGCATAGTAACTGCTACTACATTTTTTGGACAAGTAAATTCTGGTATAGTAACATCCAATATAGCATCAATAGGATCATTAACAGTTTCTGGAAGTTCCATTTTACAAGGATTTTATTCTTCGGGAATTTCAACAATATCTGTCGCTGGAAATGGAAATGCCTTTGTAGTTGACGATAATACAAATCCAGGAATAACACCTTTTGTCGTTGGAGCAGGTGGATCTGTTGGCATTAAAACTTCACGCGCTCATTATAGTTTGCAGGTAGGTTCTGCATATACAAAATCAATTAGTACTAAAATCTCAGGAGCCTTAAGAGCAGACAAAGTAATTGGAATACATACTATTACTATTCCAACTGGCAATTATGGAGGACTCTCTCCAACAATTGATGCTTTTGGAATTCCTACCGATATGATATTTGATTGTTTATACGAACCTGCTGGACAAATTTATCCAGTAGACTACGGTACTTTATCATAAATAGTAAAAAAGATTAAGAAAGATGCCTACACAAGTACAATTTAGAAGAGGAACAAAAGACCAGAACGCAGGATTTACTGGCGCTGATGGTGAAATATCTATCAATAGTGAATCAAAAACTATTAGGGTTCATGATGGATCTACCGCAGGAGGTTTTGAATTAGCTAGGGCTGATATGTCCAATGTTGGTATAGGAACAACATTAACATTATCCACTATTAATTCAACTAATATTAATGTTTCTGAATTAACATCTACTGCAAATTTTCTTGCTTCAGGAATTTCCACATTAAATAACTTATCAGTATCTGGTGTTTCCACTTTTGCAGGTATAACAACCGTAACTGGAGAAACTTTATTTTCAAAGCAACTTAATGTTTCTGGAGTATCAACTTATAACAATAATATTATTCAAACTTTAGGTTCTGTTGGTATTTCTACAGAAAATCCAATTCAAAGATTGCAAGTAGGACCTAGAGATTTTATAACCACCGTTTCATCTGGCGGTACAGTCGGTGTTTCCACAAACATCATAACGGGTATTAATACTACTGGCATTGTCATTGGACATGAGGTAACTGGTTTATCTACTATTGTAGCTACTGGCACTACTGTTGTTTCTATTGGAACAGCATTTGTTTCCGTTGTTTCAACTGCAGGTACAGTTGGTGTTTCCACAAACATCATAACGGGTATTAACACTTCAGGTATTGTTGTTGGTTATGAGGTAATTGGATTGTCAACTATCGTTTCTGTTGGCACTACAGTTATTTCTATTGGAGTTGATACTGTTGGTATTGGAACAACAACTTTAAATGTTGATATTCAAACAGGAGTAGGATTTACTTTTGGTTATGTTTCCGGAACAATTGGTCTCGGAAGAACTACTTTAAATACTAGCGTTCAAAGTGGAGCATCATTTGCCTTTGGCGTTAAAGATGATAGTAAAGTATTTGTAGTCACTTCCAATTCTAGTGTGGGATTAGGAACTACGTTACCAACGTCTAAACTTCATGTTATTGGAGACACTTTAGTTGTAGGAGTTTCTACTTTTGCAGGTATAACAACCGTAACTGGAGAAACTTTATTTGCAAAACAACTTTCAGTTTCTGGTGTTTCTACATTATCTGGAAATGTAACCATACAAAATGGGTTTACAGTATCTGGAGTTTCTAACATTGTAGTAAATAGTGGAGTAGTAACCTCCTCTAGTGGTATTGTAACTTATTATGGAGATATTTCAAATGCAATAAGTGGAAGGTGGGTTGTCACTGGAACTGGATCGCCTCATAATTTTATTTTATCTGGTATTGGACTTACTGAAGCATCTCCCGATCCTATACTTTATTTGTTAAGAGGTCAATCCTATCAATTTATAAACAATTGCGGAACTGGAGAAGGATTTTATATTAGAACTGGATTTTCCAGCACTCAATATGATAATGGTGTAATTGGGAATGGATCTACAAATTCAATTATTACTTTTAATGTTCCGTTTAATGCACCAAATACACTATTCTATCAGTCAAATGTTAATACTGCTATGGGAAGCACAATTGTAATCTTTCCTAACGCATTCCTCTGATAAATACACAAAAAAGATAAAATGGCTGCAATCATAACGGACCAACTTAGAATTTTAAATGCAAAGAATTTTGTATCTGCAGCAACTTCAGATATAAATTCATATTACGCTTTTGTCGGACTACCTAACTCATCTGATTATGATGCAAATTGGAATGTATCACCACCGGCACCAAAAGATAGTTTTGATCAAGAAAATGATTATTGGGACACTATGATTGCATTGAAAAAATTCAATGCAGGTGATATTCGACAGGTCGTAAAGAAAAATCTTTGGACCTCAGGAACTACTTATGATATGTATCGACATGATATTAGTAGATCAAACCCATCAAAACCTTCAGAAGCAACACATTTATATAATGCAAATTTTTATATAATAAATGAAGATTATAGAGTTTATATTTGTTTATATAATGGTACTGATCCCGAAAATCCAGTGGGAAAACCATCACTAGATCAACCATCATTCACTGATTTAGAACCAAGAATTGCTGGAGATAGTGGAGATGGGTATATATGGAAATATCTTTATACAATCAAACCTAATGATATTGTCAAATTCGACTCTACTAATTTTATGCCAGTTCCTAAAGACTGGGAAACAGGTTCTGAAAACTCTGCGGTTAGAGATAATGCTAAAACTAGTGGTCAACTTAAAATCATAACGATCAAAAACAGAGGCGTTGGTTTAGGAACTGCGAATAGAACATACTCAAATGTTCCCATTCATGGAGATGGATATGGTGCTAAAGCCACTATTGTAATTGACGGAGATTCTAAAGTTGAAAGTATAACTATATCAAATGGAGGATCTAATTATACTTATGGTAGTGTTGATTTATTATCAGGTGGAGTTCCTACAGGAACAACAAGACCAATTTTTGATGTCATAATCCCACCGCAAGGTGGCCACGGGTCTGATATTTATAGAGAACTTGGTGCATATAATGTGCTAATGTATTCTAGAATTGAAAATGACGTTCAAAATGCAGATTTTATCACAGGAAATCAAATTGCAAGAATTGGTATTGTAGAAAATCCACAATCTTTTGAATCGGAAGCAGTACTAGAGTTGGAAAAAGCAAGTGCAGTCTATGCACTTAAACTGACAGGTATTGGTTACAGTACAACATCTTTTGTAGCAGATTCTACCATTACACAAACAATTGGGATTGGATCTACCGCAGTTGGTAGAGTTGTTTCTTATGATGCAACAACAGGAGTTTTAAAATATTGGCAAGACAAATCTTTAGTTGGATTTAATACAGATGGATCTCAAAATACATCACCAATTTATGGATTTAATTTAAATAGATTTACTTCATCACCAAAAACAGGTGGTTCTCTAATTATAACTGGAGGAAGCGCCACTCTTGGTATTGAAACAACATTTAATGGGATTTCTACCTCAATAAATAATAGGACATACTATCTTGGTCAAACTTTTACAAATGGCGTATCTAATCCAGAGGTAAAAAAATATTCAGGAAACATAATATATGTTGATAATAGACCACCGATAACCAGGTCTATTAATCAAAGGGAAGATATTAAAGTTATTTTGCAGTTTTAAAAAATTATGCCACAGGAAACTAATCTTAACGTATCTCCGTATTTTGATGACTTTGATATAGATAAAAATTATTTCAAAGTATTATTCAAACCCGGATATCCAGTTCAAGCAAGAGAACTTACAACTTTACAATCAATTCTGCAAAATCAGATTGAGCAATTTGGAAGTCATACTTTCAAAGAGGGTTCTGTAGTTATCCCGGGAAATTTAATTTATAAAAATGATTTAAATTCGGTAATTTTAGAGAATAATTATCAAGGTCTCCCATCTTCATATTATTTGTCAAATTTGCGTGGACTAAAAATAAAGGGACAAGTAAGTGGCGTAACTGCAATTCTTGAAGAGTTTTTAGTAGCAGGTAATGGGGTAGAAAACACTACATTATTTGTTAAATATCTAAGTCCAGATACTAGAGACAATTCAGAAACTAGATTTTTAAATAGCGAAAATTTATTATTTGATGAAGATTTACTGGTAACTGATCCGAAAACAATCGATGATGATGATCCCAGAGAAATCGAAATTAAAAAAGGACAGGGTTTTGCAACAACAGCATCTCAAAATTGCACATCCATAGGTTCTGCAGTTTATCTTGAAGAAGGTATTTATTTTATTAGAGGATTTTTTGTACAAGTACCAACTAGTATCTTATATCTAGAACCATATTCAAACAAACCAAGTTATAAAGTTGGTTTGAGAATATTTGAAGATATTATTGATTCCTACGATGATGAAACTCTAAATGACAATGCACAGGGATTTTCAAACTATGCCGCTCCTGGAGCAGATAGATTTAGTGTATTTACAAAACTAGAAAAACTTCCTTTAGATTCAACTGATTTAGATAATTTTATATCTTTACTAGAAGTTAAAGAAGGAAAACTTAGTAATATTACAAATAAACCACAATATAATATTCTTGCACAAGAACTTGCTAGAAGAACATATGATGAATCTGGGGACTACTACGTAAATGCTCCGATAGTAATCCCGCAAGAAACTTTAAATGATTTAAAAGGTAATGATGGAATTTTTACTGAAAATCAACTAACATACGATAACAATCAACCAATTGAAGAATTAGGAACATATAATATTTCTCCACTTAAAGCATATGTTAGAGGATTTGAAATTGAAACAATAGGTCCAACATTTTTTGATTTTCAAAAACCAAGAGCAACAAAAACTCTAGAAGATCAAAGTGTAAATTATTACACTGGACCGTCATTCACTCTTAACAGAGTTTATGGATCTCCAATTATTGGAATTAATACAAGTTATTATGTTAGTTTGAGAGATTCGAGAGTTGGTGCATCTTCAACGGTAGCACCCGGCAATGAAATTGGATTGGCAAGAGTTTATGATTTTGCTTTAGAATCTGGTTCATATGCATTATCCAACCAAAATGAAAATCAATGGGATATTTCATTATATGATATACAAACATATACAATAATTACTTTAAATGAAAATGTTACACTAACTATCCCAACTCATGTAAGAGGAAAAGCTAGTGGAGCAACTGGATTTCTTAGGTATGCAGTAACTGACAGTAAAGAACTGACTATTTACAATGTAAAAGGAAGATTTTCTTTAGGTGAAAAATTAATTTTTGACGGCATAGAAAATACAAGAACTGTAAAAAAACTTCGTATTTATTCAACAGATGATGTAAAATCTCTGTATGGATCTGTTGGATCTTCGTACATTTTTTCCGGAGATACTATTCAGAAACCGGCAACTCTATTATCGCAAATTACTATTAGTGGTGTATCTACATCTGGTATATGCTCTGTTACTTCTACTGAGGAATTTTTTGTAGGAATAGCAACAGTAGGAAATTTAGTTTCTTTTTCAAGACCAGGATTAACAATTAACACCTTTGCAAAAATTGAAACAGTATCCGAAAAAACCCTAACAATAAGTGGCATAACTACAGTTCCGGGTATTTGTGACGGTGCTCTTCCAGCAACTACATTATCTCCAACTAATTTTACTATTTTAAAAACACTCTTACGTCCATCTAGGGACAATACATTATATACTCCTTTACCAAAATCAAATGTAAAAGAAGTAAATTTATCCGAATCAAATCTGTCTATAAGAAAACAATTTGATGTTGTAATTTCTGGAAATCAAATTTCAGAAATTGTGGCAAATGCAGACGAAACATTTTTACCATACGATGAAGAAAGATATGCATTAATAAGGCAAGATGGGGGTACTGAGGTCTTATCAGATGAAAAATTTACATTTACTAATGGTTCTAGATCAATATCAATAAAAGGATTATCCGGAAGTGGCAATGCCAAGTTAATCGCAACTTTAAGAAAACTCAATATAAAATCGAAAATTAAAAATAGAAATAAAGCAAAAGTAATTATAATCGATAAGTCAAAATTTGCTTCTTCTGGAATTGGAGGAACAACTCTAAATGATGGACTTATTTATGGAAATTATCCATATGGAACTAGAGTTCAAGATGAAGAAATCTGTTTACTTCAACCAGATGTAACAAAGGTTCATGCAATTATAGAATCTAATGACACAAACAATCCAGATTTGCCAAGTATCATTTTAACAGACTTAAATGGTCCAACAAATAAAGTTGGAGATCTTCTAATTGGAGAAGAATTTATTGGCGAGAAAAGTAAAGCAATTGGAATTTATGTAGAAAAACTGAATGACTTAAAGATTGGATTTGCTTATGTCAATTCAAGTACTTTTGAAGAAGGAGAAAAGATACGGTTTGTAGATTCTAAAATTACGGCATCAATCTCTATATTAGATGTAGGAGATAGAAATATTAGTTCGCAATTTAGGTTAGATCCAAATCAAAATTCAACAATTTACGATTATTCAAAAATAGTAAGAGATGTTAAAACAAAAGAACCAACTAAAAAATTAAAAATTGTATTCGAATCTGCGGAATTTTCTACATCAGATACTGGAGATTTAACTACAGCAAGTTCATATAATCAATTTGATTATGCAGATATTGATACTGTCGATGGTTTAACAAGATTAACTGATATTATTGATATAAGACCAAGAGTTTCTCCAATTTCTCCTGCAGAGAATATCAGATCTCCTTTTGAATTTTTGGCAAGAACTTTTGATAGGCAAGGAAATTCATCTCCAAATATTTTAGCCTCAGATGAATCTCTTGTTCTTACGTATTCATTCTACCTTCCCAGAATTGATAAAATTTTATTAAACAAAAATGGAACATTCCAGTTAAAACTTGGAATTGCTGCAGAAAGTCCACAACCACCAATTATAAATGAAGATGCTCTAGAAGTTGCAACTGTTTACTTACCACCTTACCTGTATAATGTTAATGATGCTGAGGTAGAACTCAAAGAGCATAGAAGATATACAATGGCAGACATTGGTGAACTTGAAGATAGGATAGAAAAATTAGAGTATTACACATCTCTTTCAATGCTTGAAGCTGATGCGGAAAGCATGTCAATTGTTGATGAAAATGGAATAAGTAGATTTAAATCTGGTATTTTTGTAGATAATTTTTCAACAACAATTTCTCAAGATAAATCTACAACTGTAAAAAATTGTATCGATATTCAAAATTCTGAATTAAGACCAACTCACTATACAACATCTCTTGATTTGCTACTTGGAACAAATTCTTTAATAGGAATTGGAGCTTCTGTAAATACTAGATCTGATGCTAGAACAGATACCTCATTAATTGGTTCTAATGTTAGAAGAACAGGTCAGTTAGTTACTCTAAACTATCAGGAAGTTAGTTATGTTAACCAACCATATTCAACAAGAGCTGTCAACGTAAATCCATATTCGGAAGATTTTTATACTGGAACCATCCAACTATTCCCATCATCTGATATTTGGGTAGATCAGGTTAGATTAAGAGCAAATACAATTGACATCGAACAAGCTTATGTAGAAACTGATGAACAAACAAAGGTAACTAAGTCTGATCCACAAACAGGATTTGCACCAGTAACTTGGAATCAGCATGAAAATTCTTGGGTTCCTCCCACTACCCAAACAACAAAACCAAGACCTGAAAAACCAGTAAAAACTCCAATGGGGTCTCAACAACCGTCAAATAATCCCATAAAAGTTGATAAAGTTCCACCAACTAAAACAACTCCGCCACCATCAAAACCAAGACCTGAAAAAGGAAAAGGAACTGGTCCTAAGAAAGGTAAAGATAAAGTTGTACCTAAAAAACCAACATCTCCAGATTATTTGATTAGAGTTCATAGTGGTGCAGGAGATGGAAATAAAGGTGTCCCTATGGTTTATGGTGGTGGAAACGGATCCAAAATACCAAATAGTTGGAAACCTGCAGCAGGTTGGTACAAACCAAGTCAGTTACCGGCAGACTTTATTGCACACGGTTCGTATCAAATTGATCAAAAAATATCCAAAAATGGTATAACTGTCCCTGTTGGGCACGTTGTTAACGGTAAACCAGCGACCAAGAATACGCCAAACATTCTACCAAAACCAACAAGTAAGAGTTCTGGAAACCAAGGAACAATGAGTACAACACCAAAACCAACTCCTGCATCAATGGGAGGAAGTATTGGTAAGAGAAGTGATGTTCAACTAAAACAGAATATTGTACTTATAAATAGTGCATTAGATAGATTAATTAATATTAATTTTAATAATTAAAGTTTATGACTTCAATGCTCCCACCAACTAAAGGCACCAAGACTGGAAAAACAATATCTTTTGGTGATCAGGTATTGGCAACAAAAATATTGCCTTACATGAGGTCTAGAAACATTGAATTTACCTGCAAAAGATTAAGACCTTTAACTAGAGTTTATTCTTTCTTTGGTGGTGTTGACGTAAATCGTTTTTCCATACCCAAACTCATTGAAATTACAATGAATAGTGGGGTCTTTCAAGTTGGAGAAACTGTTATAGGTTCTTTTGATAATCCAACATCAACATCTGCCAAAATTACATTTCGGGTTGCAAAATCAAATCACAAATATGGTTCATATGATGCACCTTCTGACATTTTTACAGTTAATCCATATACACCAACAACAAATATTCCCGAGTTTTATTCTTCAACTTCATCAATATTAAATGTAGATACATATAGTCTTTCAAATCAACCTCAAGGACAATTTAGTGGTTACATTTCAACTGGAATGAAACTGAGAGGTCAATCTAGTAAAGCACAGGCTACAATTACCCAAATTAGATTAATAACAGATCAAACTGGAGTTTTAATTGGATCATTTTTTGTTCCTGATGGAAACGTGGATGTAAATCCCAGATTTGAATGTGGGACAAAAATGTTTAGAGTTACCAGCAGTAGTGCAAATTCTCTTGTTTATGGGACATTTACTACTAGTGCTGAAGAAAAATTTGTTGCTGAAGGAAAAGTCAATACCGTCCAAGAAAATCTTATTGTTACTCGACCAGTAAGACTTGAATTACCTCCAACAGAGGTTATTGTATTGGCACCTGGTGTCGATACTCCATCATATAATGTCGGAGATCCACCACCACCTCGTGGTGGTGGCGGCGGATTTGATGACGACGGCGGTGGCGGATTTGATGGCGGCGGCGGCGGTGGCGGTGGCGGCGGCGGCGGCGGCGGCGGTGGCGGCGGTGGCGGCGGTGGCGGCGGCACTGTAACCCCAAATCCAAAAACAAATATTTATTATAATTACGGAAAACCAAAACTATTTGATGGTGGAGCAAACAGATTAAAGCAACTTGCAAAAGCTGCAGATTTACCAAAAAGTCTTATTAAAAAAATTGATGCCGACATGTCGAAAAAGGAGCAAAATAAAGTTGCTGATTTATATAATAAAAGTGCATATTCAGGTAAAACTGGTACTCAAATTTCTACTGGTAATATAGTAAACGGACAAAAAGTTTCTTTACCTCCAACAGCATCTACAATGGGACAAGCGCCGATGGGAGCAGTTGTTCAAGAAGGTTCAAGAACTGGTAGCGGAACTATGGGATCACCTGCACCAATGGGATCTCCAGCACCTGCACCAATGGGATCTCCAGCACCTGCACCAATGGGATCTCCAGCACCTGCACCAATGGGATCTCCAGCACCTGCACCAATGGGATCTCCTCCACCACCACCGATGGGTACGCCCGGAGCATCAGTTGCACGTCCATCGCCACCACCACCACCAGCACCAGCAAGAGCACCTGCATCTCCACCACCGGCACCAAGACCATCGCCAGCACCACCACCGGCACCAAGAAGTCCTGCTCCATCTGGAGGCGGTGGTGGTAGCAAGATGAGTGATATTAGATTGAAGAAAAATATTACTACAATAAATAGTGCATTACAAATTTTGAGTCAATTGTAATATGAGTTATTTGTCTAGATTATCTAATATAAATGGAAAATACTATGAATGGAATGAAAAAATGACAGAATTAACTGGTCAAAGTGGATACGAATATGGAGTAATTGCTCAGGAGGTTCAAAAAGAATTTCCTGAGATAGTAAAAATGGGAAATGATGGATATTTGACAGTTGATTATATTCAATTGATACCAATTTTAATAGAGGCTGTGAAAGAACTTAAGCAAGAAATAGATACACTCAAACAAAATAAATAAAATAAAAAGAGACCAATCAAATGAAGGTTATAGATCCATTAGCACAATCATTTTATATTGAAAATGAAACTGGTGCTTTTATTACGTCTGTAGATTTATATTTCTTATCAAAGGATGCGGTCTTACCGATAACGGTTCAACTTAGACCAATGGAAATGGGACTTCCTACACCAAGAGTGTATCCATTTAGTGAGATTGTTGTAGATCCTAAAGATATTAACATTTCTGAAGATGCGTCAATTCCAACAAGAATAACATTCCCATCTCCAGTATACCTGGTTGGAAGAAAATTTCATGCTTTAGTATTGATGTCGAATATCCCAACTTATAATGTTTGGGTCTCAAGACTAGGAGAGGTTGATGTAACAACTCTTTCTGGACCAGAATCAAAACAAATATTAGTTACAAAACAACCATTGAGTGGTGGATTATTTAAATCACAAAATGCTTCTACATGGAATGAAAGTCCATATGAAGATTTGAAGTTTACTTTGTATAGAGCAGATTTTACTTCACAGGCAGGTGATTTTAATTTTTACAACCCAGAACTAAGTTTGGGTAATAAACAAGTAGCAACATTAGTTCCAAATCCTCTTGATTTTGAGTCAAATATAATTAGAGTTGGTTTAGGAACAACGATACAAGATTCAAATTTAAAACTTGGCAATACAATTGTACAGCAAGGTAGTAACGCTAGTGGCAATTACGTTTTCTCCGCAGGATCTGCTTCAGGAAATTTGACAATTATTAATTCCGGAATTGGATATACTCCATCTGCGGGAGGATTAACATATACTGGAGTTGCCGTAACGAGTATTAATGGTTCTGGAAAGAATGCAACAGCAAATATTACCATTGAAAATGGAGTCGCAGTTGCTGCGACAATATCTAATGGAGGAACTGGTTTTACCATAGGAGAAGTATTAACAGTTTCTGAACTTGGAGTTGAAAATACAGGAACTAATTTACTCTTATCTGTGTCTAATTTATCTGGAGTAAATGAATTAGTTTTGGACAATGTTCAGGGACAATTTGTGTCTGGCGCTGGAAAAACTATGCAATACATTACTAGTGCAGGTGTAAGAACTGACATCAATTCAAATATTGGTGGAGGAGTTTTGATAAGTGATGGCGCAATAGAAACAAGAACTGATGGTTTGCATATCAGAGTAAATCATAGAAATCATGGAATGCATGATGAAGAAAACGTGGTAAAAATATCAAATGTATTGCCTGATATTAAACCAATAAAATTAACATCAGACTATGATCAAAATTCTACTGGAGATTTATTAGTAACAGGGACTACAAACTTCTCAACTTTTGAGAATGTTGGAGTTAGTAGCACAAATCCGGGATATGTTTTGATTGGTAACGAAATTCTTGCGTATCAAGGAGTTACTGAAAATACTTTAACTGGTGTAACAAGAGGTATTGATCAAACTCTCGCATTCTCATATTCTCAAGGAACTCAAGTTTATAAGTATGAATTAAATGGAATATCTCTCAGAAGAATTAATACTACTCATACTTTGCAAGATGCATTGGTAAAAGATGCAAGCGATTTTGATTATTATACTATAAAAGTTAACATGAGTTCAGCAGGAAAAACTTTATTATTACCATATGGACAAGTTGATAGAAGTGTAGGAACATCTTTCCCACTTCTACGTATAAATGAAACTAAATCAACCGGAGGTATGTTTGTTAACGCCACTCAAAATATACAATTTGAAATGGCAAAACCAAATATTCAAACTATGATTTTAAATGGTACTGATATCACTGCAAGAGTAAGAACTATTGCAGGAACCAGTATTGATGGATTTGAATATTCATTTGAAGATCAAGGATTTGATAATATGGAGTTGGATAGAAATAATTATTTTGATTCTCCAAGAATAGTGTGCTCAAAGGTTAATGAAGACGAAAGACTAGCAGATCTTCCCGGAAAAAAATCATTAACAGTGAATTTATTCTTAGAAACTACAGATCCATACCTATCTCCTGTGGTAGATTTGGATAGAGCATCTATGATTTTTGTTACAAATAGAATTAACAATCCTATTGTAGATTATGATAAAGATGAAAGGGTTGCAACACTTGATAAAGACCCATCATCATTTGTATACGCAACAAATACTATTCAATTAGAAATACCTGCAACGTCATTAAAAGTAATGGTTGCAGCATACGTCAACCAATATAGTGATTTAAGATGCCTATATTCAATTAAAAAAGATCCAAATGATCAATCAATTTATTATCCTTTCCCCGGATATTCCAATCAAGCTACGGATCCCGACGAATTCTTTGCTGGTGGTGATGGAACACCAGATGAAAAAACTCCAAAAAGTGATATTATGAAATTTGAGAGTTCTGAATTAGATTTCAGGGATTATGAATTTACAATAGCAAATTTACCAGAGTTTAGATATTTTAGTATAAAACTAATTGGTGCCGGCACTAATCAGGCATTCCCACCAAGATTGAAAGATCTGAGAGTTATTTCTCTTGCATGATATGGATTATCTTAAAGTTGAAGGACACTCTAATTTAATTAGAGATAATAAAACCAAAGCTATTTTGAATTTAGATATGGACGAATATAATAATTATCAAAGACTAAAAAAAATAAAAGAAAAAGAAATCAATAGGGTAAAACAATTAGAAAGTGACGTTAGTGGAATGAAAAATGATTTGGATGAAATTAAAAATTTACTACGGAGTTTAGTTAATGGACCCGAATAAAATTATTTTAGAAAATATTAATAAAATGTTTGAATATGAGAAAATTGCCAGAGATATTGATAGTATCGATGATGTTCAAATTTTAAAGAACTATGCAAAATCTTATATTAAATTATATTTGAAGCAACAGGAAGTTGTATCCAAACTTTAATGTGTTTAAATACTATTTCCTAAATACCTTAAGGGGTTAAGTACATAAATGGCACAACCATCTACTAGGCAAGAATTAATTGATTATTGCAAAAGAAAACTGGGAGCACCAGTTCTAGAAATTAATGTTGCTGATGAACAAATTGAAGATTTAGTAGATGATGCCGTTCAGTTTTTCCAAGAAAGACACTTTGATGGTGTATATTCGACTTTTTATAAGTATAAAGTAACGAAGGCAGACATTGATAGAGGAAGAGCAGGAACTGCAAGCAATGCATCTAGTTCAGTCGGTATCGCAAGTACCTCAGCAACAGCAAATATAGTAGGAACAGCAACTACTTTTAGTTTCTATGAAAATAGTAACTATCTGCAAATGCCACCAAATATTATTGGAGTAAATAAAATTTTTACATTTGATGGAGCAAATACTATTACGCACAATATGTTTAGCGTAAAGTATCAACTATTTTTAAACGATATTTACTATTGGGGCACAACTGAACTTTTAAGTTATGCAATGGTTAAAACATATCTAGAAGATCTAGATTTTCTCCTCAATACACAAAAACAAATAAGATTCAATAAAAGGCAAGATAGATTATATTTGGATATAGATTGGAGTTCCGTAAGAGAAGATCAATTTTTTATTATTGATTGTTATTCAACTCTTGATCCCAATGATTATTCAAGAGTTTGGAATGATTCATTTTTAAAACCATACCTAACCTCATTAATTAAGAGGCAGTGGGGTCAAAATATGATGAAATTTACTGGAGTCAAACTCCCAGGTGGAGTCGAGTTGAATGGAAGACAAATGTATGATGATGCCCAAAGAGAAATTGATATTTTAATGGAAAAAATGTCTAATACATATGAACTCCCACCATTAGATATGATAGGATAAAATATGTTAAACCCATTTTTTCTTCAAGGATCTAAGTCAGAGCAAGGTCTTATACAAGATTTGATTAATGAACAACTTAGAATGTATGGAATTGACGTTCACTATATTCCAAGAAGTTTTATTACTGAAAAAACTGTCATTAGAGAAGTTATAGAATCTGAATTTAATAATGCATATCCAATAGAAGCTTACATAGACAACTATGAGGGATATGGTGATAATACAACTATTCTTTCAAAGTTTGGAATTCAGTCTCTAAACGAAATTAATTTGATTATATCTAGAGAAAGATTTAAAAATTATATTTCACCTCTTATCAAAAACCAAATAAATATTAAATTATCATCAAGACCAAAGGAGGGTGATTTAATTTATTTTCCTTTAGGTAATAGATTATTTGAAATTAAATTTGTTGAACACGAAAAACCCTTTTATCAATTGCAAGGTTTATATACTTACCAATTGAAATGTGAATTGTTCAGATATGAAGATGAAGTTATTGATACAAGTATTAATGAAATAGATAATCTCATTTCAGGAGAAGAATCTAATACTGAAGAAGCGCCTGTTGGTAATATTACAAACCTAATTATGGCAGGTATTGCTATAACAGCAACTGCAACTGCGACGGTAGTTGGTGGTGGAGTTAGATATATTACGATCACAAATCGTGGTGGTGGTTATACAAGCACTCCAACTGTAGGCATCTCCTCCGCACCGTCCGGAGGAAAAACTGCATCTGCAATAGCAGAATTGATAGGAGGAATTGTTGTTTGCAACCAAAACCTAGCAGGGCAATCAAAATCTGTTCAAAGTGTAGATATTATCAATTCAGGATACGGTTATACAACAGCACCTCAGGTAAGATTTATTGGTGGTGGAGGAAGCGGTGCCACAGGAATCTCATCAATAGGTAATGGAGTTGTTGGTATTGTATCTATAACTAATTCCGGATCTGGTTACATACTCCCACCTACGATAACATTTACAGGAATATCCACAGTGTCAGCTGCAGCAACAGCAGTGGTATCTGCAGGAGGATCAATTACTGCAATTTATTTAACTAATAGTGGTTTAGGATATACTCAAGCACCAACTATTACTATAGGAAACCCGAATCTAAATTCGTCGGGAAATTTTGTTTTCAATGAAATAGTTACAGGTTCTCAAAGTGGAGTAACTGCTAGAGTTAGATCTTGGAATTCTAATACAAATGTATTGCAAGTATCAAAAATTGATGGAGAATTTATACTTGGGGAAAGTGTTGTAGGATCCGCGTCAAGTGCAGTGCATTATTTAAAATCCATAAGCATACCTCCAGTTGAAGGCAAATATTCTTCGAACGACGAAATAGAACAAGAGGCAGATAATATAATAGATTTTAGTGAGACAAATCCATTTGGGATGCCATAATTTTTTTTATAAATACTTTCTATAATTCTGTTAAATAGTAATAATATAAGTTATCGACATGTTTGAATATTTTTATCACGAAATTTTAAGAAGAACTGTAATTTCATTTGGTTCTCTTTTTAATAATATTAGTATTAAACACACCAATAATGACAATGAAACTGTCAGTGTTATTAAAGTACCTCTTGCATATGGTCCAACTCAAAAGTTTCTTGCAAGAATAAATCAATCACCCAATTTAAATAAACCCGTTCAGATGACACTTCCAAGGATGTCATTTGAATTTACGGGTTTGACATATGACTCAACTAGAAAATCAACAACAACGCAAACTTTTATAAAAAAATCTGCTACTGACGGTACTGAAACGAAAAAAGTATATTTACCAGTTCCTTATAATATGCAATTTGAACTTAGTATAATGGCTAAGTTAAATGACGATGCTTTACAAATTGTAGAACAAATTTTACCATTTTTTCAACCAGCTTATACGATGACAGTTGATTTGGTAGATACTATCAATGAAAAGAGAGATATTCCTGTAATTCTTGAGAATATTACTATGCAAGATGACTATGAAGGAGATTTCAATACAAGAAGAGTTCTAATATATACTCTAAGATTTAGTGCTAAAACTTATATATTTGGACCTGTTTCCTCTGCAACAAAAGATATTATCAAAAAAGCTTCTATTGGATATATTGCTGGAGATGTTTCTTCAACACCAGTTAGAGAAGTTGTTTACTCAGTCGAACCAAGGGCAATTAAAAATTATACAGGAACTATTCTAACTAACTTATCAAAAGACATAACTGCAGATGATACATTGATTACTGTAAATGATGCAAGTTCTATTTCAATTAACACATATCTAGATTTTGAAGGTGAAGAAGTTTATGTACAATCAAAATCCGGTAACGTTCTTACCGTTGAGAGAGGTAAAGATGGTACAGCAACAACTCCACACTTAGCAGGATCTCAAGTAAAGTCAATTACTGCTGCAGATGATTTATTAATTGAAGAGGGTGATGATTTTGGATTTAGTGGAAATACTTTCTGATAGATATGAAAATGACAAAAAAGTTTGATAAACTCAATGAAACATTTAATGTAAGTGGTGAAATTATTTCCACAGATAATACTGAAACCGCTATTGATAAAATTGAAAAGATGTCAACAATTGTTGATGATATAAAAAAAGATTATGATTATACTAGAGGTAATTTATATTCACTCATTGAAAAAGGTCAAGAAGCAATTAATGGAATTCTTGAACTTGCTCAGGAAAGCGAGATGCCTCGTGCTTATGAAGTTGCAGGTCAATTAATTAAAAATGTCGCTGATGCAACCGATAAATTAATGGATCTTCAAAAGAAACTTAAGGATATTGAAGAAGAAAAACAAAAAGGACCCACAACAGTTAATAATGCACTTTTTGTTGGATCTACTGCAGAATTAGCAAAACTTCTAAAACAACAAACTGAAAATGAAAACGTTTAAACAGTTTCAAGAGCAAATAGTAAGAAAAATTAAATCTTTTCCAGTTCCCGGAACAAAAGATAAGATGCCTATCATCCTTGATACGATGCCAACTCCTTTAGAAATTAGAAAAAAGAATTTTTTCAAAAAAGGTACAATTGCATGAAAACGTTTAAACAGTTTCAAGAAGACTGGACTAATAAATATAAAAAGAGTATTGACTGCTCAAATCCAAAAGGATTTTCTCAACGCGCTCATTGTGCGGGAAGGAAAAAAAGAGCAAAAGGTGAAGAAACTAAATCAAAACCAGTTGAATGAAGAATCCAAAATTCTCCCACAAAACACCACATTTAAAGGGAAAACAACACCAGTTGGATCCCAATCTCGATCTTAAACAGTTGGTGCATCATGCTACTGTTCAATATGTAGATCGTGACGCCGATGGAGATGTTGATGTTTATGATAATCCGAAAAAGAGAATACCAGACGAAAATCCAAAGGATATTAATGTTGGTGCTTGGTCTAAAAAATTAATGTCTAAACAAAAGGGAGAAATACAACATAGTAGAAAAAGAATTGCATACGAAGAAATTGTAAAAGAAGAAGGTCTTCGTGATTGGTTTGGAAAATCAAAATCAAAGGATGGAAAATCTGGTTGGGTTAATGTTGTAACTGGTGGTACATGTGCAAGTGACGAACCAGGAGAAGGAGTTCCTAAGTGTGTTTCTTCTGCAAAAAGAGCAAGCATGACTCCTACAGAAAGACGTTCAGCAGCAAGAAGAAAAAAAGAAGCAGATCCTGGACAGCAACAGAAAACGGGATCTGCAAAACCAACTTATGTTTCCACAGATTCGCCTAAAAAGAAAATGAAAGAAGAAATGGATGTTCAGGAAGCAAAAGATAAACCAGGTAAAGGTAGTGGTAAAAAAGATGCTTGTTATCACAAGGTAAAGTCAAGATATTCTGTTTGGCCAAGTGCATATGCATCAGGAGCACTTGTCAAATGTCGCAAAGTAGGTGCTGACAACTGGGGAACTAAATCAGAAAACATAGATGCCACTTTAAATTATGAATGGGATGGCCCAATTAGAGAAAATCCGGGAAGATATTGTCCTAAATGCGAAAAAGTTGAGTCTAGAGATGAGTGTAAATATGGACAAAAATACTGGGATATGTTTTCATTACCTTCAGAAGTGGTTTCGGGAAAAAAAGACTATAATATAACTATGCCTACTATACCCGAATCAAAAGATGAAGAATATTCAATGGTTCGCGGAGAACTTCAAACTATCGAAAATGCCGTAAAAAGATTGCGAGCAAAAGTTGGAAAAGGTGAAGGTAATTTAGAGGCATGGGTTCAGTCAAAAATCACTAAAGCAGCAGACTATATTGATACTGCAGCAGACTATGTTACAAGTGGAGAAATGGAAGAACAGAAACTTGTTGATAAAATTATGGATGAAATGAAGTGTTGGCCTGGATATAAAAAGAAAGGAACTCAAAAACTTTTTGGTAAAAAATATAATCGTTGTGTAAAAGCAGAAGATGTAACTATCGAAGACGCTGAGGGAAATACTTTTGCCGAAGTAGTTGATTTAATTCAACCAGATCCAATCAAAGGATTCAAGTCGCAAGTAAATGAAGCAACAAGACTACAAGCACAAACTGGAAATGTAATTGCAGTTACATTAATGTGGAGAGGAAAATATTATTCTTTAAGAATGTTCTTCCCTCAAATTAAAACTCCTTCTCGTCAAGAGATTAATGATGAACTTCAAAAGGTTTATCCAGGATCAAAGGTAGTTTATCATTCAGTATCAGAATTTACATCTGGAGAACCACTCATTCAAGCTTGTGGACCTCAGGGAGGAAGTTCTGCAAAACCAGGTCCTAGTAAAAATTATGTAAAAACAATGGGAGAAGATGTTGAGTTGGAAGAAGAAGGACCATCTCTGTCTGTAGGTAGAGGAGAAAAACTTCCTGTAAGTAGAGGTGGAGGTCTTACTGAAAAAGGAAGAAAAAAATATAATCGTGCTACGGGATCAAATTTGCAAGCACCAGTAACTGGAGATGTAGAACCAGGAAGTGCAGCAGCAAAGCGTCGTAGAGCATTTTGCTCTCGTAGTAGAAGTTGGAAAGGAGAAAGAGGATTAGCAGCGAGGAGACGTTGGAAGTGCTAATTTATACTTAAAAAGTAGAGGTTAATTCATTATGTCAAATGATGTTTATTTGGGCAACCCTTTGCTCAAAAAAGCAAATACTCCAATTGAATTTACACAAGAACAAATTCTCGAATTTGTTAAGTGTAAAGATGATCCAGTTTACTTTGCAAATAATTATGTAAAGATTGTAACTCTGGATCATGGTCTTCAAACATTTAAACCATATCATTTTCAAGAAAAGTTAATCAATAACTTTCATAATAACAGATTTAACATCTGCAAGATGCCACGACAAACTGGCAAATCAACCACTGTTGTATCTTTTCTCCTACACTATGCAGTTTTTAACGATAATGTAAATATTGGCATTCTTGCAAACAAAGCAGCAACGGCAAGAGAACTCTTAGACCGCCTTCAGACTGCTTATGAGAATCTTCCGAAGTGGATGCAACAAGGTATTATCTCTTGGAACAAAGGTTCTCTAGAACTTGAGAATGGTTCTAAGATTTTAGCAGCATCCACCTCCGCATCTGCTGTCCGAGGAATGTCATTCAATATTCTATTCTTGGACGAATTTGCATTCGTTCCAAATCACATTGCAGATTCATTCTTTGCGTCTGTTTATCCTACGATTACCTCTGGTAAACAGACCAAGGTTATTATAGTTTCTACTCCACATGGTATGAATCATTTCTACCGAATGTGGCATGATGCCGAGAAAGGTAAGAACGAATATGTATTTACTGATGTTCATTGGAGTGAAGTTCCTGGTAGAGATGAGGAATGGAAAAAGCAAACGATTGCAAACACATCAGAGCAACAGTTCAAAGTTGAGTTTGAGTGCGAATTTCTTGGATCTGTAGACACTCTGATTGCACCAAGTAAACTTAGATCTCTCGTATATGACCATCCAAAGACCAGCAGCGGTGGTCTAGACGTTCATGAGGACTCTATTGACAATCACGATTACTTGATGACTGTAGACGTTGCTAGGGGCGTAGGAAACGATTATTCAGCATTCACTGTAATTGATATCACAACATTTCCACACCAAGTAGTTGCAAAATATAGAAACAATGAAATTAAACCAATGCTGTTTCCAAGCATTGTTGTAGATGTAGCAAAAAATTATAATAATGCATATATTTTATGCGAAGTCAATGATGTTGGTGATCAGGTAGCATCAATCATTCATTATGATTTAGAATATAATAATCTTCTTATGTGTTCTATGAGAGGAAGAGCGGGACAAATAGTTGGGCAAGGATTTTCTGGAAAGAAAACTCAACTTGGGGTTAAGATGTCTAAGACTGTTAAAAAGATAGGATGTCTTAACTTAAAAACAATGATTGAAGAGAGTAAACTTCTCTTTAAAGATTATGAAATAATGAGTGAGTTAACAACTTTTATTCAAAAGCATAATTCTTTTGAGGCAGAAGAAGGTTGTAATGATGACTTAGCAATGTGTCTTGTAATTTATGCTTGGTTAGTTGCTCAAGACTATTTTAAGGAACTTACGGATCAAGACGTTAGAAAACGTTTATATGAAGAACAAAAAAATCAAATCGAACAAGATATGTCTCCCTTTGGATTTATTGCTGATGGTTTAGATGATGCAAGTTTTGTAGATAATGAGGGTGATCGTTGGTTTACTGACGAATATGGAGATCGTGCATATATGTGGGAATACTTATCCTAATGGAATTAGACAAACAGATAAAACTAGGTCATTTATTATTAGCAGATAGAAAGTGTAGAACGTGTGGAGAAATGAAAAACTTAGTGGGAGAGTTTTATAGAACACGAAAAGATAGAGGTCCAGTTGCATCTTCATATTCATATGAGTGTAAAGATTGTACTATAAAGAGAATTATTGAAAGTAAAAAAAATACAAAGAAATCTGATTCGGATCCACATTATCCGGATTGGTAAGTTCACGTCATGTTTCCTTCAACGTAAAGTAAGTTTTTAATAAATATTTTTAGTTAACTGAGATTACGGAGAAAAACATGGCGACTCCTCAATTATCTCCTGGTGTACTAGTCAGAGAGGTTGATTTAACTGTAGGGAGAGCTGATAATGTATTAGATAACATTGGAGCAATTGCAGGTCCTTTTGCACTTGGTCCAGTTGAAGAAGCAATTGATATTACCACAGAAAATGAACTAATTAAAGTTTTTGGAAAACCACTTTCAACAGATGCTCAATATGAGTATTGGATGAGTTGTTCCTCTTTCCTATCATATGGTGGTGTTTTAAAGGTTGCAAGAGTAGATGGTGCCGGTTTGGTAAACGCCAATGCAATTCGTAACTCTGCAGGTGTTTCTACTGCAGGTGAACCAACACTAAAAATCAAAAACTTTGATGATTATGAAGCAAACTATGCCGATGACATTGCTAATTACATTTTCGTAGCAAAGAACCCAGGATCTTGGGCAAACAATTTAAAAGTTTGTGTAATTGACGATAAAGCAGATCAAATTTTAAGAGTAGGAACTACTTTTGCCAACCAAGCAAGTGTTGGTATGGCAGTAACAACAACACTAACTAATGTTCCTTCAGCAGGAGTGGGCACAACCTCACTATTCAACGGTTATCTAAAGGGTATTATTACTGGTGTTGGTTCAAGTTCCGTCGAAGTAAAAGTTACTTCTGTTGTTTCTTCTGCTGGTGTAGAAACAAAAGTAACATATGCACCAAAATCCCAGTTAAGATCATTTAGAGCAGCAACTGGTGGTGGTAATCTAACTGTAGATTTAGTAACTAGCGCAGGAATTGCTACAACATCAGCAACAATCAATACGGGAACAAATCCAGTATTAGATTGGTATGATCAGCAAACTCTATCACTTTCCAACACTGCAATTTACTGGAATTCAATTGCACCAAAACCAGGCACTTCTCAGTATGCAATAAACAGAAATGGAAAGAGTGATGAAATTCATGTTGTAATCGTTGATGATACTGGAACTGTTACTGGAATTCAGGGCAATCTTCTTGAAAAGCATTTAGGTCTTTCAAAAGCAACTGATGCAGTTTCTGCAATTAATTCTCCTCAAAAGATTTGGTGGAAAAATTATCTAGCAGTATATTCAAATTATGTTTATGTTGGCGATAATCCTTCCGACGAATTGAATGTAAATGAACCAATAGTTGCGACAGGGTTCTCAACAGCATTTGTTGAGTACAATAACTCAGAGGGTCTATGGAACAGAGATGTGCAAGACAAGACCTTTAGCGCACTTGGTAACGTAACTTATAATTTAAGTGGTGGTACAGACTATTCGGATGCCAATGGAATGTCTGCAACTTTAGGTGATCTGTTCACTGGATACAACTTATTCTTAAACAAAGATGAAGTTGAAGTAGATTATTTAATTATGGGTCCAGGAATGCCTAACAAGTTTGAATCTCAGGCAAAAGCAAATCACTTAATTTCTATTGCAAACACTAGAAAAGATTGCGTTGCTGTAATCTCTCCACATCGCGCAGATGTTGTTGATATTACAAATTCAGACACTCAAACAGATAATGTTTTAGAGTTCTTCTCACCACTTTCTTCTTCATCATACGCAGTATTTGATTCTGGTTATAAGTACACTTATGACAGATTTAATAATAAGTTCCGCTACATTCCATGCAACCCTGATGTTGCTGGTCTGATGGTCAGAACAAGTATTCTTGCATATCCATGGTTCTCTCCCGCCGGACAACAGCGTGGAATTATCAATAATGCAATTAAACTTGCATACAATCCAAATAAAGCGCAAAGAGATCAACTTTATCCACAAAGAGTTAATTCAATTATCAGTCAACCTGGAATTGGAATTCTACTCTTTGGAGATAAAACTGCACTAGGTTATGCATCTGCATTTGATAGAATCAATGTTCGTCGCCTGTTCCTAACGGTTGAGCAAGCACTTCAAAGATCTGCTCAGGCACAACTCTTTGAACTCAATGACGAAATCACAAGAGCAAACTTCAGAAACATCGTTGAACCATACCTCCGTGATGTTCAAGCAAAACGCGGTCTTTATGGATTCTTAGTTGTTTGTGACGCATCAAATAACACTCCAGACGTTATTGATAATAATGAATTTAGAGCTGACATTTATCTGAAACCTGCTAAATCAATTAACTATGTAACCCTTACTTTCGTTGCTACTAGAACTGGAGTAAGTTTTGAAGAAGTTGCTGGTACTGTTTGATTTTAATTAAAACAAAAACAAGGAGGAACTAAAAAATGGCAAACTCTATTCAGGACTTCAAATCAGCACTTATTGGAGGCGGCGCACGCCCCAATCTATTTGAGGTAACCATCCCAACTCCACCTTCTGGAGTAAATTTAACTAATAATTTTCCAATTCTGTGCAAAGCAGCTGCACTGCCTGCATCAAACATTGGTTCTATCGATGTTCCTTTTAGAGGAAGAATTTTCAAAGTTGCGGGCGACCGCACCTTTGATACATGGACTGTAACTATCATCAACGATGAAAAGTTTGAAATTCGTGAAGCAATGGAAAGATGGATGCAATCCATTGGACAGTATGGTGATGCTAGTGGTTTTTCAAACCCAGCAAACTATATGGTCAATGCTTTTGTGAAGCAATTTAAGAGATCAAAGAGTAATGTAGGCAAAAATACCCCATTCGGTTCTGGTTTGCAAGTTGCAGCAACTTATAAGTTTTATGATATCTTCCCAACTAATATTTCTGCAATCGATCTATCTTATGATAGTTCAGATGCTATTGAAGAGTTTACCGTTGAATTCCAAGTTCAATACTGGACACCTTCAACCGAAGAAGCATAATAAATAGACAAAAGAACGAAGTTAAAAAAATAAATTATGGCGAAACTTTTTGGTTTTTCGATTGAAGATAACGAACCATTATCTCCCGGTGTTGTTTCCCCCGTTCCTCCAAATAAGGAGGACGGGGTTGATCATTACCTGAGTAGTGGTTTTTTTGGTTCATATGTAGATATTGAAGGCGTATATAGGACAGAATTTGATCTTATTAAAAGATATCGTGAAATGGCGCTTCATCCAGAATGTGATAGTGCTATTGAAGACATTGTAAATGAAGCAATTGTATCAGATACTAATGATAGTCCTGTTCAAATTGATCTAGATAATCTAAACGCAAGTGATGGTATTAAAAAGAAAATTAGACAAGAATTTAAATATATTTTAGAACTTTTAGATTTTGATAAAAAATCTCATGAAATCTATAGAAATTGGTATATTGATGGAAGACTTTACTATCACAAAGTTGTAGACCTTAAGAATCCAGAAGCAGGTATACAAGAATTGAGATACATTGACGCAATGAAAATGCGTTATGTTAGACAAGCAATTAAAAAGGAAGATAATAAATATAGAATTTCAAATAGGAATATTGATAATCCAATGGATTATGATTTTCCAAAAATAGATGAATATTTCATATATGAACCAAAAATGACTTATCCAACAGGAACTCCAGCTCCTGGAACATTAGGTGGGTCAAATTCTGGTGTAAGAATGACTAAAGATTCGATTACTTATTGTACATCCGGTCTTGTAGACAGAAATAAGGGATCAACTCTTTCATATCTCCACAAAGCAATCAAATCACTCAATCAACTTCGTATGATTGAGGACTCTTTGGTTATCTATCGTCTTTCTCGTGCTCCTGAAAGAAGAATTTTCTACATTGATGTAGGCAATCTTCCTAAGGTTAAAGCAGAACAATATCTCAGAGATGTGATGATGAGATATCGCAATAAGCAAGTTTATGATGCAAGCACTGGGGAAATTCGTGATGATAAGAAATTTATGGCGATGCTTGAAGACTTCTGGCTTCCTAGAAGAGAAGGTGGTAGAGGAACTGAAATCTCTACACTTCCCGGTGGTCAGAATCTTGGAGAAATTACAGATATTGAATATTTCAAGAAGAAACTTTATCGTTCACTAAATGTTCCACCATCAAGAATGGATGGTGAAGGTGGATTTAATCTTGGTCGTTCATCAGAGATTCTTCGTGATGAAGTTAAGTTTAGCAAGTTTGTTGCTCGTTTGAGAAAGAGATTCTCTTATATGTTCAGTGACATGCTGAGAACTCAACTTATTCTTAAAAATATTATTACTCCAGAGGATTGGAGTAAAATGGATGAGCACATTCAATATGACTTCCTATACGATAATCACTTTGCAGAACTTAAGGATGCTGAGTTGCTTAATGAAAGATTAAACATGGTTCAAGTTGCAGAACCTTATGTTGGAAAGTATTTCTCACAAGATTATATAAGAAGAAAGGTTCTTCGTCAAACTGATGTTGAAATTTTAGAGCAGGATGCTCTTATCAAAAAAGAAATTGAAGAAGGTTTAATTCCAGATCCAAATCAACCAGTTGATCCACAAACAGGACTTCCATTAGATCAAACTTCACAAATGGATCTTGGGCAACCAGTCATGGAACCAGATTTAAGATCTCAAGAAAAAACAACTGAAGTCAATGCAAAAGCAGCAGAAATGCCCAAGGGTGGTGAGATATAAATAAAAACGATTATTAATTGGAATTTTAACAATGGATGATTTACTGGATATGATTGCTACTGACGAATCACCTTCACAGATTAGTGATAAAATCAAAGACCTTTTATTTGCAAAAGCAGCAGAAAAAGTTGATGATTTTAGACCTGCTGTAGCAAACGCAATGTTCAATAGCGAAACAGAAGAGGAAGAATGAAATCCTTCAAACAGTTCATCTCAGAGTCTGTAAATATTTCTGGAGATTTTAACGGAAATCTTTATATTAATTCTTCTCAACCAGAGCAACAGCAGGTCGGGGAAGAATATGTTGCGGATGTACTGTGGAACGGAAGTCTCTATAGAATGGAATTAACCACTAGAACTGGAATTCCATCCAAAAGAGATTTGGGAGAGCAACTGCAAAGTAATTATCCAGGGGCAGTAGTTCAACAAATCTATCCGACAGAAGAAAAAAATTTAAACATTAAAAACGCAAGACGATATCACCCATCAAAATTAGAATGGATTGATTGATAAATGGCTCAGTGGAATAAAACTACACAAGATTTCCTTAATCAAGAGAGAAGTCTCTTTGAGGTTTTTAATATTGCAGATCACTGGGGAAACCAGACGGACTGGAGACCTCAGTTTTCTAATAACAATAGACTTAAAGTTGCTCCATTCCAAACAGTTTTCTTCAATACTTTTCAGTACGGAAAAGAGAGTGATGTATGGGATGAGAGAATAGTTGGAGTTGGGACTGCAACTCATAACGCATCATTCAGTAATGTTGTATTACAAGTTGGTTCTACTGCAGGAAGTAAAGTTATCCGTCAAACTAGGACTGTAATGAGATACATTCCTGGTAGAGGTGCAACTCTTGCATTTGCTATTCGTTTAGAAGCACCAAAAGTAGGTGTTCGGAGAAGATTTGGATTGTTTGATGAATATAATGGTGCATACTTTGAGGATGATGGGGGAACATATTCATATGTAATTCGCAGTAGCACATCTGGAATTACTACAGAAACTAGAGTAACCAGAGATAATTGGAATGGTGAAAAGTTTGGTGGTGATGGATATACAGGAGTTGTTGCAGACCCAACAAAACAACAAATGATTTCAATTAACTATGAATGGTATGGTGCTGGAATTGTTCAGTTCAATTGGTTGATGAAGAATGAAACAATTCATAGTCATACTTTTGATAACGCAAATACAAATAATAACGTTTGGTGTTCCACTCCATTCTTACCGATTAGAGTAGAAATAGAAAATGTAACTGGTGTTGCAGGAACTCATTACTTATATCAAGGTTCTAATTCTCTCATTCAGGAAGGAGAACCAGAAAAACTTGGAACTCTCGTCAGTCAGGGTAATGCCCTTAGTGGAACTACAATGACTGTTGCGAATACTTATTATCCAGTTCTTAGTATTCGTCTTAAATCAAATATGTTGAGTGGTGTTGTAATTCCAAGGTCACTTCAAGTATCTACTAATGATAATACTAACATCTTCTGGAGACTAGTTGAGAACCCAACTCTAGTCGGTGCAGCATTTACTGATCACGCAAACCCAGATGCAATTACTCAATATGATACAACTGCAACTTCTTTCACTGGTGGAAGAGTTCTTTTAAGTGGATTTGTTGTTGGTGGTGGTGGAAGTCAGGTAGTCATTGACGATAAAGCACAACTACAAGTTGGTAGAAGTGGTATTGGAACAATTAGTGATATTTACACTCTTGTATGTGCCTCACCTAACGCTAACAAAGCAGCACTTGCGATTATGAACTGGTTGGAACAAAGGTAATTTTATCTTAATTTGATTAAATAATAAATAACTAAAAGTGTACTATAAAAATAATGGCTCATAGACCAGTTGGGGCAGGTTCCTCATTTACATTTACTGCAGGTGCTGCGACAACATCATCTGCTTTTTCAGTACAATCTAGTGTTTTGAGAGTGGTTGCTGTTGGTGGTGCCGCTCACGTTGCAATTGGTGGTAATCCCACAGCAACTAATACTGATTATTACGTTGCTTCAGGAGACACTGTAACCTTAGGATTAACTAAAGCATCAAATAGAGTTGTTGGAGTAACAACTGGAACTACTACCATCGTTACTGTTCCAGAAGGAACTCAAGTTCCATTTGCAGTTGGTGATTATGTAACTCTAACTGCTACTGGTCAATCATACTACAACTTTACTCATCAACAAGTTTTATCAATTGATAATACTGCAGGTGTTGATGGGTATTTCCAAACAAGAATGACTGTAAATTACAATTCAAGTGGAATTGTAACAGCATTCTCTGCAGCAGACGCATCAGTTGTTGTTTCAAATAAGATCTCTGCTTACGGAGTCGGTTCAGGAACACTCTATTTCCAACAAGTACAAATCACAGGACAAGCATAATGAAACTCATTACAGAAGAAATCGAATCAGTAGAAGTTCTTACCGAAACGGTCAACGGTAAGAAGACTCTTTATATTCAAGGACCTTTCCTTCAGACTGAAGTTGTAAACCGTAATGGTAGAATGTATCGCTTACCTGTTATGGAAAGAGAGGTAAAGCGTTACACTGAAAACTATGTCCGTAAAGGTCGTGCTCTTGGAGAACTTGGACATCCAGATGGCCCAACTGTAAACCTTGATAGAGTTTCTCATAAGATTGTTTCACTTGAGCAGAAAGGAAACAATTTCATTGGTAAAGCACAGATTCTATCCACACCAATGGGAAAGATTGCAGAGTCACTTCTCAAAGAGGGAGTAACTCTCGGCGTTTCTTCTCGTGGTATTGGTTCAGTAAAACCAAACAATGAAGGTTACACTGAAGTTGGTGAAGACTTTATGCTTGCAACAGCTGCCGATATCGTTGCTGATCCTTCTGCACCCGATGCTTTTGTTCAGGGAATTATGGAAGGTAAAGAGTGGGTATGGGATGGTGGTATGCTCCGCGAAAGATTTGCAGAGCAAACTCAGAAAAGAATCAATACTCTTGTAGATGAAAAACTACTTGAAGAGTATAAGTTGAGTTTATTTAATGAGTTTTTAAACTCATTGTAATTTATTTAATTATAAATAAATATAGTTTATAACTAAAGGTAAACGGA